CTAGGAGGAGGAGGACTACGACTAGGAGGAGGAGGACTACGACTAGGAGGAGGAGGACTACGACTAGGAGGAGGAGGACTACGACTAGGAGGAGGAGGACTACGACTAGGAGGAGGAGGACTACGACTAGGAGGAGGAGGACTACGACGTCGACGAGGAGATGAACTACGACTAGTAGGAGGAGGACTACGACGTCGACGAGGAGATGAACTACGACTAGGAGGAGGAGAAGAACTATTACTTCTATTGCGTTTCATTATGGTCTTCCATATTATATGATAATACAAAATAATTATCACATAACAAACACATGTGTAAACCAATATAAAGAAACAACGGTGAATTGAAACAACCAGATACACATACACACACACAAACAGAAACAAGAACACAGATGACCGTCACCAAAGCCGACGTTGTTGCCCAATTCAAGAAGCTGCACCAGACGTACTACGTTGCAAGAGGATACATGATTTCCAATGTGCCGGATGAAACATCAGAGAAAGTTTTTGCCCATTGTGCGTGGAATGAAGTCTACAACAGTTATGCATCCGACCACGTGAAAATCCGGTCACTCACGACGACCGTCCCCTTGTTGGGGCACACCTTCAAAATGCAGTTTGAAAGGCCGCTTGTTCAAGACCACCATTGCGAGTTTGAAGACTACTTCGGGTTCGGAGGACATTGCAAAGGATTCAATGTAAACCGCACACTCGCACGGTTTCCACAACATTTTGACGCCGGCGTAAACATTGACGAACTATTGTCACAAGAAGGACCCGTTGATGCCGACTACGCGAAACGGGCAATCATACTGCTCGCACTTGGCGGCTACGTGAAGTACTGGAATGCGGTGCACGAGTTTGAGCAATGGTTCGTGGATGTCGCGGGCATACCGGAATGCAAGGGGTTCACTGAATCAAAGGAACTTTTGGCGCGCATTTTTGAGATCATGCAAATGGAGACCGTTCAGATGCAGTCATGATGCAGTACAGCTCGGACATGTCAGCAATGCACACATTGACGCACGAACAGTCGCCGGGCTTCGGATCAGCGTTTGTGTGCACGCACCGTGCCTTGCATTTCGCGTTTGCAATGAATGCATCCACCTCATCTCTCGTTTCCATGAGTTGACATTTGGTTAAACATGAACCGGTGCAATCATTGATCGGCGGACCGCCATTCGTGAGCTTGCAACCCATTTTTTCAGTTCTTGATTTGGAAAAGCCGCGCATGTGCAGCAGCGCCATAAAACGAAACATGTTATTTATTGTTGTAATGAATAAAATGTAGTATGAGTTATGTCTATGTGTGTTTTTCAAAATAATATATACATAAGTTATTAAATGTCCCGCAAACCTTCACGATCTCTACCAAGTCAATTTGGTCATTGTCATTTTCTTCTTGACTTGAAAAGAATTCAAAACCCTGAATACAGCGAAGCATTGAATGCCATTAGACCATTAGTGGAACAGAACCTAATTTCGTTGACAAAGAATGAACTGCCATTTGAAGACGCTTTTAGAGTCACGAAAAAAAATATTGATGTTACACCCAGACAAATCAGTTATGTTAATAATATGTTTAAAATTCCACCATCAATCATACCCCCACCAGAAGTTTCTTGTTTACTTTATCATCTTTATCCGGAATGGTATGCAGCAAACCGCAACACAGCATTTATTTACATTGACCCTCGTTTGAATGAAACTCATTATAAACGAATGCCGATTGCATCATTTGAAAATTTACGTTTTTTGAGACTACATCTTCCAATTCATGAATTAAAAAGTAGTTTCGGATTCATTGGCAAAGAGGCTAAAACATGGAGTGAAGTCATGATTACACCTCCAAATATACTGGAGATTCTGAGAACAATTTCAACCGTAACAGAATTATCAAATTTCATAGATGACATGGTTAAACCAGACAATCCTACCCCAATTGACGCCACATTTATTCGGGTGTTCAATGAAGCATGTGATAGATTGAATGTAACAGATGAAAAAGAATATTTTAATATTGCTACGAAAATTTCAGTATGTGGAAAATTCTATAATGAAGGCGAATTTCAACGCACCAACTGGTATAAAAAAGTATTTGGATTATTGAGTAAAACAGAAATTATAGCAAGGATTGATGGTATTGTTGATGTCCATGCATTTGTCCATGCATTTATGATTGCAGTTGCACATGTGGACATAATAACACCATTGTCATTGCAATACATTGTGCTCAAATTTATGAATAAGGCCATTTTACCTACCCCGACCAATATGGCACAACCTAAGTTAGAGCAGTTGAAGCAGCAATTAAAACAATTGTGTAGTAAAGACAATCTCCACCAGTCGGAGATAACTTCTGTCGTAGAACAGTTGCATGGAACCGAATCTCCTGATACAAAGAGTAGCCGCATTCATTCATTAATGCAAATATGGGATTCATACAATGTTATGGCCGAAGTTGAAACAAATAAACACAATTTTGGAATAATGAACACGACATTAACTAGTGCTCTCATCGCATTCTTTAAACAATGGTATTTAAAAGAAGTATCAACTGAAGGTGGTGAGGTCACAACCATGTTTCATGCATTAGTTAACAATATCAAGTATGCTGATATGAAACAATCAGATGATGCGTTAAATAAAATAAAACACATGATAACCGGTTATGGAAATGTGTTTAGACATTCAAACATGGAGCCAGATTTTGAGTTTGCATTATGTTTAAATATATTATTAAATCACTTGTATCCGGGTTCAAATGCTGGTTATTACATAGGACAGATAATGTGTAAGAATCCCAGCGGATTGTTAACCACAATGAATGCAGAATTAACAATACATAAAAGATTAAATTATGATCCCACAATTGATTACAAAGTGCGTAGGGTGAAAAAATCCGAAAATGGATTCGAAACAGGATCTGATAGTGAAGGAGGCCGACGCAGAAGAAGAAAAACAATAAAACGAAAACAACGACGAACCCGAGGCAACAAAACAAAACGCAACTGAAATGCGCACACCATGTTCAAATGCTAAATGCCAAATAATCCAGTAAAAAATAAAATCGCACCGAAGGATATAGCAAATTTCTCTCAACATTCATGGCAGAATCCATTGATTACAACACCGATTTAGAGCAGTTGCTCAAGTTGCACGCGGAGGAGTGCGAATCTTTGTCCATCCTGCACCGCAACTCGTATGAAAAGTACAACGGGCGCTCCAACTACATCAACATTCCGGTCATCATTCTGTCATCGGCAATTGGATTCGCCACCGGTATTGACATCGGCTACGCCAACATGAACATCATTCTGGGTGTGGGCAGCATTTTCGTGGGGATCATTAAGTCCATTGACACTTACTTCCAATTGGGTAAGCGCGCCGAGTCGCACCGACTCTGCTCCCTGCAGTTCCAGCAAATCAACAAAAAAATACAAATTGAGCTCGCGCTCGTGCGTTCGCAGCGCGTGGATGCCAAAGACATGATGAACATCATCAAGACCGACATCAAGAACCTCTTTGACATTGCACCGCTCATTGATCAAGACGTCATTGAAGCCTTCCAAAAGAAGTACGGCAAACAGGTGGCAAACGAACCCGGCAAGTACACGTTTGATGCGCACACGCCGAATTTGTGCAACGGACTCAGCATTGTGACCGTCAATTCGGCGCGAAACAAGCAGGACTACGAAGAGAGATCCAGTAGGAAAAGCAGCCGGGACGGCAGTCCGTCACGCGACAACAACAACAACAACAACAACAACAATGATGGCAATGGCAATGGCATAACCGTGGTCATTGACGATGCAACCATCGCAAAGGAAATGCAACAACAGTACCAACAACAGTTGCAACAACCGCACAACATGCTTCACTTGAATCAACAATTGCAACAGATGCAACAGATGCAACAGATGCAACAGATGCAACAGATGCAACACTTACAAAATCAAGTCATCATTGACACGGTGCCAGATAACATTAATAACATTAATAACAATGACAATAACGACATGTATCATGCATCTGCCGAATTAGTGTCACTCCATTCCACCAGAGCATCGTCGGTTAAACCGGTTAGTCCTCCCCGCAGTGCTCCTCGCAGTGCTCCTCGCAGTGTTCCCCACAGTGCTCCCCACAGTGCTCCCCGTAGTGCTCCCCACAGTGCTCCCCGCAGCGTCACAGCAGTAAGCCCAGTGCAAAGCGCACCAATAAGTGCTCCCCGCAGTGCTCACCACAGTGCTCAACCAAGCGTAAGGCAAAGCGCTCAAATAAGCGCTCAACAAAGTGTGCACGGTGACTCTTCTCCGCCACTTCAGTTGGATTCAAACGAAGCCATGGCAGAAGCCAATGCCATTGCAGAAGTGCACGATGTCATGAGTGTTCCCCCCGACACGGCAACCACCCTGCAACTCACTCAGGAGCAGCTGACCCAGTTGTTAGCACTTCAACAGAAAATGATGCAGGACTTGGAAGGTCAGGACGGCGAAATGATGTGATGCCGGGCCGGGTCTTTAAGTTGTTTTCGCAATATTTTTAAAAATTGATTTAAAAACATTGGCCGATGTGCATGGTAACACTTGATACAAGAACCATGGAACGCCGAATCAACGCCCGCATTGATGCACACACGCTTGCATTCAAGCAGCAAATTGCCGCCCAATTTGAAGCGGTGCGCCAAAAACACGCGGCTGCGGCTGCAACATTAACGCAGCTCCAAGAGATGCAACGAGACTACAATCAGGTGATGAATTTCATCTACCAAGCCGACAAATTGAAATTGACCAAGGATGATTTTGCCAAGCGCAAGCGCGTGAAGAATGCGGTTCCCGTGTTTGACCGGTGTCACGCGAAGCGGGCCAATGGCGAGCAATGCACGCGCCGCAAAAAGGAGGGCCACATGTGTTGCGGCACTCACACAAAAGGCACCCCTCACGGCATGTTTGATGGTCTGGAAACTCCCACGACCAACGTCAAAGTGGAAACGTGGGTGCAGGACATCAAGGGCATCATGTACCACATTGACAACCAAGGGAACGTGTACGATCCCGAAGACATTGTTGCCAACAAAATGAACCCCAAGGTCATTGCAAAGTATGTGAAAAACGAGCAGGACGTGTACAGTATCCCATCATTTCATTAAGCGTTTCATGCATCGTTGTTGTTGTTCATGCCCAGAATCACGAACAAAAAAACAGGAACCGCCAACATTGCAAACACAATGTACACGATGTAATCATCAATGCGATCTTGATTGGCAAAGTAAAGCGATATGTGAAGAAAAATCGCATACAGGACCGCAACAAAAAATCGCAGTTTCACGGAAGAACGCATGGTATTATAATATGCAATATATTATTTTTGCATATTATTTTTGCACGCACAAGGCGCGGATCTTACACCAGTTTGTAATTGGTGAATTCCGGGTCGTACTCGTTTGGCACAGTTGCCATGTCTATTTCATGACAGGACAGCGGGATTTGATGGTCATAATCCTTAATGGTCCAATTCGGAATGCGATGCTTTGTTTTGCCACCAATTTTCAACTCGTACTCCCCCACATAAGCCGAATTGAATGAGCGGGTCCAGTTTCCGTTGATGTCGCGCAAAGCCAATTTGGCTTTTATGAAGGGGTCTTTATTGGCCCAATACATGCTCAACTCGGACCGGTCTTCGTCCCCGTTCATGAAAAAGGCACGACACCGACCCAAAAACACGGCAAACCGGACAACGCCGCCTTTCGTGTGTTTTCCGTGCACATTTGTGGTCAACACATCCCCGCTGTCCAACACGTGCGGCTCAAACCCCATGGCGTAGCATGCGTACCGCATGGCTCCAATGAAGTCCACAAAGTAATAGTACGGCCCAAAATGCGCCCGGGTTGACGCCTTTTTCACTCCGAATTCGGCCATGTATGAGACGTAATTCAAATGCTTTCCGGCATACAGTGCACTGGGCGACTCCATGACGCGTCCGTTGAACATCAGGTGCATCATGGTGGGATGGCGATTGAAAAAAGACACCACGCTGGGAGAAATTGCAACCCGCATGAGTTGGCGTTCATTGAATATTTCACTGGAGAGCGCCCAACACCAACGGTCATTCGCTTTTATGAATGGAATGCCTCCCACCTGCTTGTCATGCATTTTATTGAAAAACAGGGTGCACCGTTGTTGCGATTTTTCATACACGTAACCGTCGTACTTTACTGCATCCACGTCACCGAACAAGGCAATCAATGCTGGACTGCACTGCTCCACCAATCCGGTTTTGGTGTGTCTTGAAAAAAAATACGGAAATGTCAACTGCTTCCCACCTTTGTCCTTATCACTGCCCTCAATGTACAATAAAAATTCCAAAAAAGGAAGGTCCTCAATGGTTTGATTGACCCGATAAATGCACATGTGCACGTGCGTGTCCAATGGGATGTCGGCATCATCCACGTTGGTTTTCAGTGCATCCATAAACGGACAAGCCAGGCGGTTCATGCGGTCATCGTCGTCCATCGTGGTTTCAAAACTGGTCGCAATGCCATCCACATTTATGTCCGCATTCAGTCGCATTTTTTTTATCTCGTGTATTCACTTCACTGACATATGCAACTATTTATTTTTGAATTTTTCGGCGAATGGATTCCTTAACCTTTTCTTGTCGCGAATCCAGAATGAATTCGCTCAGCTTCTTCGCTGCATCTTCATCATTGTAGTGCTGCATGAGGGCGGCAAACAGGGTTGTCTTGTTGATTGGCGCCTTCACCTTTGTTTTGGCATACACCAACTTGCCGTCATTCAGGTCAAACACGTCAATTTCATTGCTCTTCATGACATTCACAAGAGCATCAGTGAGCGCCTTTTTGTTATCTCTCAGCGTCTTCATGTCCTTCTGCAGGTTCCGCATTTGGTTATCCACCTCAATCCACGATTTTATGTACTGCACAAGCTGCGCCTTCGTTTCGGGGGCAGCTGCAGGTTCGGCTGGTTCGCTCATTTATTCTATATAGTACATGTGCATTATATTTATATTGAAATCATGCGAAACAAGCAAAAAAAAGTGTTAGTAAACAAACTCACAAACTCACCTGAACCCTGCCTGCTTCTTGCATGTCTTCTTCAACTGGCTTCTTCGTGGTGGTCGTAGTCTCCATACTTTGGCGAGGAGCATCCGCGGTAGTATTCTTCTTCGGGGTCTTCTTCTTCGGGGTCTTCTTCTTCGGGGTCTTCTCCATTCATGTTTTCCAACACCGGCACGCCGTCGTCCCACATGCCGTCGTGCACCACATAGTCAACGCCTCTTTCAGTCATGCGTCGCATGACACCGTAGCCGTGCATCACACCGTTGCGCCAACTCCCGCTGAATTCGGTCCATCTGGTCGTGTGTGAGCCTTCATCGCCGACCGTGCCAGTGACGCAAACATCCATCTTGAGTGTGCCTTGTCCGTGTTTTTCGCCGTGTTCGTTCACGTGTCCGTGGTAGACTCTTCCGTCGTCGTGCCGAATGGTGATTGGGCGACGGTCATTGCCGTCGCCGCAGCCGCAAGTCATGTTCATCGCCGCAGCTGCAGTAGCAGTCCAGTAATTGCTGGTAATCGTCTCAGTCATTGTTCGTTTGTTCGTTTGTTCGTTCGCGTTTGGAAGCACTGTCTTGTTTCAAATGCTTTTCTGAAACAAATCAATTTTTTTCATTTTCATTGATTTTCAAGGGTCACGTTTTATTGTCAATTATGAAAATGACTCACCACCGAGCATTTCGTCACGAATGAATTTGACCGAGGGCATGATTTGCTTTTTTGATGCAATCCGAAGATCATTCAACATTGCTTGGGCGGATGCATCAAACGGCGTGTTGATGTTATCAAACGCCACATTGTGATACTTATTTTTCTGCAAATATTTCATCAACTGCATGTCGTATTTGGTCTGAATGCGCACAAGCTGCACCACATTGTTTGCCCACCACAGCGTGCCTTCATCCGACTCGTATGTCAAATTTTTAATGTTGCTCAATGCAAAATAATTCAGATTTGCAGTGGCCGAATGATTCAAAAATGAAGGAATGAGCAGCGTTGAAATGTTGTTCATGTATGCGGTTGCATCCCATGCAAACGGGTACTGCGAATTCACGGGATAAAACCCGATGGTGTGCGTTGAAATGTGGATGATGTCGGCCACATTGCGGATGGTGACATCGGGTTTCATGGTCGGTGCAAGCGCACGCGCGCTGTTGCTGAACACAATAATCTTATTCGGCGTGCCAGAGTTGGATCCGTTTTTTGGGATGTTGATTGCGCATGTGATGAATATGCGCAAGGGTGAAATGGTGCCCATGTCAAAATCAAAGTATCGTTTCAAATACGCGCGTTTGTCATCCGATGACAGCCGGGGGCGCAATGCGCCATTCAGAGTTGCAATTTCGTCAAACCACGAGACGTTGAACAGTTGATCCTTCAGCATGAGGTATTCATGAAACATCCACTGCAGAACAACCGTGCCGTAATTCAAGTCACGCGAATCGGCATAAATCATTTCAATGCATTTCGCTATTTGCGCGTCGGAATACTTGAACAATTTCATGCAGCGAATGAAGCCCGGTTTCGCATTTTTTACGACATTTTTCAACACCTGCTCTCGGTATGCAATTGCACCCGTTATGATGGACCCAGCAGACACCCCTCCAAACACATTGAACAGTCGCAACATGTCAATGTTTTCATTCAAGTAATGCGCATTCAACCTCAACAAATACGCAATGAACGTGGTGTTCCTTAATCCACCTCCAGAAACATCCAACACGTTGTACTGCTGAGACACGTCGTGTTCCGAATTGGTGGTGGTGAAAATTTTTTCATTGTTTTCTTCATGAATCAAGGGCTCAATCAATGCATTCAATTCCCCATCGTAATCCAAATGATTGGTGGGGTTTAAACTCATAACAGTCGCAATTACTATAATGACCACTATGACTATGGTCGTTAAAACAATTGCATTCCGTCGTATTGATGCAAATGCATACATGATTCTATTACTATTTCGCAATATTAATATTTTTTTTTCATTTGTGAATTTTTTTTACAAAAAAGTTTTACAAATTGCAACAGTGACATAATACAATATGCATGTTCTAACCAATATGATCAATACATACAAATACCATGATGGTACTTGATCCGGCTTGCAATGAGATTGTGTTTCAAATAAGTTGTCAAAAATGTATGGTTCATAATTTTTAATTAATTCATAATGTTGGATGGCGTCATTGTCGTGCTCATGGTGTATCGCGTGTTTGCATGACTTGAACACCTTGTATTGAACAAAATGCACGAACAAGTACATGACTGTCAATAAAACCAGAATGTGGTTAGAAAACAACTCAACATTTGTCATTTTTTTGATCAGTTTATTAAATAAAATAAACAGCAATAATTGTGAATTATTCAAACATTCTAATGCGTGTGCGTACCATTCATTTTTGTGTTTGGGATTGTGGTGCATGGCATGTATTTTTCCAAACACACCATCGGGATACTTATGTTGATGACGGTGTATTAAATATATCCATAATGAAGCGAATGTTAGCGTGAACATGGCTCGGATGTAATCCACCGCCCGATGGCGTGTGCATTCGTTTGTTAATCTAAATAAAATGTATGCAAATGATGTGAACTCAACAAACTGTACGATCATAATATTTATTGTATATTATGATAATTATTTTGTCGTATCATGATTGCCACCGCAGTTGCATTCTTCTTTGCGCACAGCAGCTTGCACAAGATGAAACGAATGCAGCGTCCGAGCTAGGTCTATGTTGTCCATTTGCAACGCGAACAAGGTGGCGAACATCTATGCCGCCAAACTTTCTCTCTTATTGCGTGATTCAATTTTAGTTTTATGTCATTGGTGCATCATGGTCTTGTCAATTTGCACTTCCTTGATGAACCCTTTGAGAATCTTCCGTTGCGCGGCGTCGTCCTTCTCAATGTTTTTGTACAGCTCCTTGCACAGCGTCAAATACTCGGTTTGCATCTTCTCGTTGGATTCCCACCCCGGGTGCACCGCCATCCAGTCCTGAATGACGCGGGTCTGGTAGCACGACGTCAAGTAAATGAACTTGCGCACGTGCTCCAGCTTGTCGTCCTTTTCCCATTCGTCGTTTTTTATGTACATGGTTTCACGCTTCACGTCCGTGCAGTGGATCGGGCGCTTGTTCACGTCCATGCCCCGCAAGTTGTTGACAATGATGGAGCTCACCCCCTCAATGATGCCGTTGTTCTTCGTGAATTCCAGATCCGCAACGGTGATGTTGAGAGATTTTACGAAATCACTTAGTTTAATGGCATCCTTGCACTCTTCGTTTAAAAACACGTTGAGGTTGAACTGCGTGTTGTTCGTGGTATTCACCACGTTGTTGCTGCCAATGCGCGGCGTCATCTCTCGTATCGTGTGCATCAACTCCTTGTTTTGATTCAGCAATTCCTGCACCACATGCTTCTGCTCGTCGTTCTGCCGCTTGAAATGGCTCAACATGCACGGCACCATGTCCTTCAAACTCAAACACACGTCGCCGCTTTCGTCCTTGTGCAAATCCAAATCCGACTTGTACAAATCCGACAAGCTGATGGTGATGGTGTCGCTGGTTGCTGATGCCGCTGCGCCACCCACGGGCAACCTTTTTATCACCTTGGTTTCAACTGGCTTGTTGCTAGGGTTATGTAGGCATTGTTTTTCATGGTACCAGCAGCTGTTCCTAGCGGAATACTCCTTTTTGCAGTGCTTGCACTCGTATTGGCTACTTTTTGTAGCTTTTTGGGCAGGGGCGTTCAAAATCGTTCTAGAACAGTGTTTACTAGAGGAGAGATGTTTGTCAAAATTGCTTTTTTTAGACGTAACATAGTCACAATCTTTACACAGGAGGGATTTTTGGCTACTTTTGGCTACTTTTTGGTCCGAAAGCTTATCGTCACAGTCGCTGTCAGATGACATGGTGGGGAGACGGGGTATGGTGGGAGGTTATAATACATCATGAGAAAAAATCTTTATATGGTTTGCGTTCTAAAATCGTTCTAAATTTCATAGAACAAAAGTAGCAATGCTGGTGCCTTTTTTTAAGCCAGCATTTTTTCGCGTTTTTTCCTTATGCAGTCATGTCTTTTTGGATCGGCACTAGCCGACACCATTTATGGTAACACAGTTGAAATAATGCAAAAACCCAATTTTTATGAAAAAAGTCGAATTTTACAATGTTCAAGACTCGAAAAAATTTTGAGAAAATGGACAAAAAAAATGTCCAAAAATGAGATCGACGAAAGACTTTTGTGCAAACTCGACGCGGCGCTAGGTAATTTGCGGAACTTTTTTGGAGCGAAAAACACCACACCATTTATGGTCTGGTAAAATGCGAACCTGATTTTGCAAAAATGTGACCATGCATGCAATTTTGGCCCATTTTGGCCCATTTCGGCGCCCATTTCGGCGGCATGTCCCAAAAACGGGGTACCTTGTTTTCGGAAAAAAGCTTTTGCCAAATTCAGGGGGTGCCCATTTCGGAGGCATGTCCCAAAAACGGGGTATCATGTTTTCCGAAAACAAGGTTGGCCATTTTTGGGGGATGCGTGCAACCGCATTATTCATTGTCGCTTTCGTATGCATCAAATTGCATCCACGAATCATCGTAGGTGGTATTGGTGTGGTTACCCTGTGTTTTCTGCCACCGGGCAATCGCATGCGCGGTGGCAAACGCCACCTCTCTGCACAGAGAGAATATCATGGATGATTTCCCATTCAGTCCTGAAAATGACTGAATCAACGAAATCCGGCCGCTGACATCCAGCACCTGTTCTTCCTCGCGGATGAGATCGGTTGCGTTGGACACTGTGATTGGCGCAATGGAACTGCGTTTCGGTTCTATTTCTGCCCGACACAAGGGGCATATGTTGTTTTTTTGGAGCGATTTCAACAAGCATGACGTGCAGAATTTGTGGCCGCATGCTGTAATGGAGACATTTTTGGTTCCGGGGGGTTCCAAGCACACGGCACACACTTCCGAGTCGGTTGGTGGTTGATTCCACAGATACTGCATTTGATTATGGTTGCATTGTTGACTACAATGCGCAAATTTTAAGTCGTATTGTTGCATGACATTTTTCAAAAATAATGAACCCAAATAATGGATATAAACACTGTGAAACATGTAACACGCATGGATTGCAATTGAATGACCGCATACGAATCTGCCATCAGCGCAATGACGCACATGATCAATTACATTGACGCATCGTCGCATGATGCGCAAATGACCCTCCGACATAAAGAGTTTCGCCACAACATGGATCAAGTGCATGATGCATGTTGCAAAACCAAGAAAATAACAAACGCAGATTGCCAGTGTTTTTATGCCAATTTGAAGGCGCTGGAACCGGTTGTAAGCACCGATGACGGGCCGGAATACACCACCATTTACAATGAGCTCATGCAGTGGTTTCGGTTGGCCAAACGCCAAGGCGAACTGGTTTGAATGCACAACGCGCGACGGTTGTTATAGTAACACCGTGCCAACTGCCATCACCATGTTGCACTTGGCATGAACTTTGCACAGCATGGATCCAGATGACGCCACGAGTTTGCACTGTTTGCCTTTGTTTTTTCCGGTTTGATTTTCGGCAATACACCGATTGTTTACATTGGTTGCATTGGGTTTCTTGGATTTGGGTTTAGGGTTTAATGCTTTCTGGTAATGTTTGCAACAGTACACGGATGCGTTGTGTTCGCAAAACGCATTGGAACTGCAGTTGACATGTGCGCATGGAGTGCCGGGCATGCACGCGGATGCGGGTGCATTGATCCCCGTCAAACGTTTTATGACGGGGTGCGAATTGTTGTCAATATAAGGCAGCAGTTGATTTGCAATGCAGCGACAGTACGGACATTTCACCTGATTCATGTTGAGTTTTTCATGGTAATTGCTCCATCCAAACCGTCCTTTTTGCCGCATCACTTCTTGGTAGAGTGGAACATAATTGAACGGATGACCGCACGGCAGTTTCACATGGATTGCGTTGAGTGGTTGCCCCGTTATTAAGCATGTTGGGGTTTCTTCTTCTTCTTTTTCTTCGGCGCCAACCGTGATCGGAACTTCATTTGTTTGCATCTCTTTCAGCGCTGCAAAAAAATCAACATGCAAATCATCTTCAAATGTGTACTTTTGCATGGCCTTTGTGTTGATAAATGTGCAGTGGATGCGATAATGTTTATTGAAACAAATAAAAATGTCTTTATACTTATATTGCAGGATTATTTTGAGGTTTGATTTTGAATGGTGAGCAAGGATGTGTGGGGTCCTTCAACCTGGACGCTCTTTCACACGCTAGCCGAAAAAATAAAGGAAGAACATTTCAACGAAGTGATGCCGGACATGCTCATTATGGTGAAGCGCATTTGTGCGAATTTGCCGTGTCCGGACTGCTCGGCGCATGCCACGCAAATCATGGCCAAGATGACACCGGCTCACTTTCCAAACAAAGAAAGCCTGAAAGTGTTTTTGTTTCAGTTTCATAACTCGGTCAACATGCGAACCAACAAGCGCCCCTTCACAATGGAAGAGCTGAATGCAAAGTATGTGCGTGCCAACACGTTTGTGATTGTGCCTCACTTTATCAAGGTGTTTTCGCATCGCAACACAAACGTGCGGCTACTGATCAACAGTTTTCATAAGGACATATTGATTAAGGATTTCATCAAATGGATGCGAGAGAATGCTGTCAAATTCAATAAATAATTCAATAAATAATTCAATAAATAATTCAATAAATAATTCAATAAATAATTCAATAAATAATTCAATAAATAATTCAATAAATAATTCAATTCTTTAGTTTTTGACGTGCTGCGGATGCACATCAAAAACATGGATGGAAAAACGTTGTGCATGGGTGCTGCATGGGTGCTACCCTGATGTCTGATGTTTTTACTGGCTACCGCAACCGATTTCCAGAGGCACGCGCATGAGGTCGGGTGCAATGGTGGTGTTGTTCCAGGGTCCAACATTCAACTGTGGGTTGGGAGGCTCCGATCGGACCTGCAGGTTGGCATTGCGCAGGGTGTTTCCAATGGTGTCAATGCCGATCAAAGCGCCAGCGCTGAGAAGGTTGACCCCCTTAAGGTCACCGGCTCCCGTGGGGTTCAATTGAGCCCACTGACTGTTGACATCCCTGGGCAGGAGATCAAGGGGGTCCAGCGTTTGTTGGGGTGTGCAGCTAGGAGGCAGCCCCTGCATGGTGGTTCCGGCGCCGTTGGCCGGCGCAAACTGGACATTCTCTAAACCCGTGGCGGGATGCACGTTGCCAATGTCGGCAGTGCGCTGGCCCGAAGCTTGTTGGTAGTATTGTTTACGTTTTTCAGGGGAAAGTTTGGTAGGGTCCACCAATTCCATGCCTTCAGATGACGCCTTGTACTGAGACAGGGCCCAATATAAAACAATTGCTCCTAAAATTACCACAACAAAGTGATTTTTAAGCGCCTGTACTAAATTCATTGTGATGTTTGAATGTCGTTATATAAAATTGATGATAAAATATTTTTTTGATTTAACTGTTATTTCATCATCATCTGCGTCGGACGTCACCAATCCAGTCTATCCATCCATCATCCTGTATCACTCGTCCCATTGTTCTTCTTCGGAGTCTTCATCGCTGCTGTCCTCCAACATGTGCGCGGATTTAATCTGTTTTGCTTCTAAATAAGCAGCGATTGCGGTTTTCTTAAGTTCTCTTGCCTTTTGTTTTGCACGTTTGTACATGTTGTAATACACCTCACTCGGTTTTTTCAATTTGATGTGCATGTGTTCCAACTGATCTAAACCATCCACGTGGATCTCCTCCATTTCTTCATGTGCATCCGTGGGTTGAGCTTCCATGGGTTGAGCTTCCATGGGTTGAGCTTCATGTGCATCCATGTTTTGTGCTTCCATGGGTTGTGCTTCAGGAGCATCCATGTTTTGTGCTTCAGGAGCATCCATGGGTTGTGCTTCCATGGGTTGTGCTTCATGAGCATCCATGGGTTGGGGTTCATGTGTATTGGATTGCACATGATGCACATGATGCGCCTGATGCGGTTCGTTGTTGGGAACGGGTTTGCGAATGACACACGACTGAAACATTGGCACATTTGGAACCACCAGCACCTGCTTCAACGACACTTCAATTTGAAAGCTGCGAGCAGTGAATTTGATGCCTTGAAATTCCAGCACTGCATACATTTGGTGTTCCGGCTTAATGTATTCCAGTGGCACCGGCCGCTCGTTTTCGTCAAACACCGAACAAGACGCCGAAGCGGATGCTAAATGTTTCGTTGGCTGAATGTGGGCCCGGATGAGGTAGTGTTTGCCGCCCTTGTAAGGACGGACCGGCGACGTGAACCCCGCCTCAATGTCGGATCGTTCAATGTCGGAACTGATCCATATGTTGCGTTTCTCATAAATGAGGCGAACGGCATTGGCTTCCATGGTTTCCAGCCATTCCAAAAAAGACACGTCGTGGTTGCTAAACATGAGGTCTATGTACGGACGCTTGCCCGGAACCACCCCCTGTCGCGACGTGCACACCGGGGTTTGAACGTAGAGCGGCGTGTCCTTGTAATACAGCATGGAGAAGTACGCCCCGCCTTGCAACCCGTTGGGGGGGGCCAAATGCAGGCGGTCGTGCGCGAATGTGGAGTCGGGTAAATGCACGTATTCAGTCATGTGTATGTGTCTAGGTTGCCGCCAGTTGCAGCATTTAGAGAAAATAAACACGCAAGAATGACGTATATTTTTTATGCAGTACACATAAACACAATGATGCTACGAGAGAAAATCATTGAACAATGTCTGCAGGCAATGAAGCGCGACGACGTGAAAAAAGAATTGAAACAAATGTTTCACCCCGTGATTGACATGATCATGCAGGAGATTTACCCCTACATTTATCTCTCGGTCGTGTTTGTCATGATCAGTTTTTTGCTCACCTTGGGCATTTTCGTGCTTCTGTTGCGAACCTCGTACTTTAAGCAGATGGCGTTGGGGGTGGGGTCGGGATGTTGCGCGTAGCGTCATCCGTTGGCCACGTTTGCATCGTGCGAAAGCTGTTCACGAGCAAGTACAATTGTATCAGTGCGAGTGCAATGATGGTCAGCGTGACCCAGCTCACGGTTGTGCATTTGTTCTGGTCATTGCACCGCATAAACAATGCCAAGTTGTAAAAGGTCAACGCCATCTGCGGAATGAGAATCCAGTTGTTGATGGTGGGATCATTCACGCTGGGAGTCAAATCCCCTCGGTTCAATATGTCAAGGTTCATGGCATTCAGAGTCAGAATGCCAATGTAGTTGCACATCATCCAGAACATTGCAAACAAGAACACTTTGAAATTCATGGTGTTGTTGGGAATGTCTGCTGTATTTGTTGTAAAATACATTGCGATAGCTAAATAAAAGATGATGAGCGAGTACTGCACAATGGAAGAGGTGGCCTTGACATTGGATCCAAAAGCATCTATGATAATTTTGGCGAAAAATGCAACAGTCGGAAAAAAACACGACAATAGAACCAATATGTCCAGGTTAGAACGGGCCATTGTGATGTGTGGTGCGGGATATGTTATGATGAGATTTAATTGTGTTGATTTCAATATAAAATATAAGCATATATCATATTTTACATTCCAGGCCCACAACATAATCTATAATCAACATGAGCAAGTACGTGCTAAAAAATGACCACCCCCTGATTCCAAGAGAGCAAACGTTTTCCGTGAATCGCAAGCTCATCACCGTGCATTCAGAAGACCGCGACATTAACAAGTGGCCGAAGGCCAACCATTTTGAGCTGCAGTTGCCGCAAACTTACACCAACGTGGAAACCATTGCCTTTGTGCAATACAGCTTTCCTACATATTATTCCACGTTTTCAAATGAAGCGCAAAACACCAAAATCACGTTCATTGCGACCATTTCCACGGCGTCCTACGGGCAAACAAACCCGATCACCATCACCATTTCGCCCGGGTTTTACAGCCACGCGCAGCTGGCCGCCGAAATGCAGAACCAGCTGAACTTGGCGGTGCGCGCGTTGAGCCCGTCCCTCTCCTCGTACGACAATTTTCGGGTGTTTTACGACGAGGTGCGCCAACGGTTGTTGTTCGGCAACACGACCGACCCGTTCACGTTCATTTACAACGCGCCCGAAAGCTATGACAGCGAGCCGTGTTATGCGCCGTGCATTGCAGCCGCTGCCGCTGCCGCTGCCGCATCCACGCAGCCGAGCGCCACCATTCGCTGGAATCAGTACACGAACTGGGGTCTGGGATACAACCTGGGGTTCGTCAAGTGTTTGCCGAGCGAGTGCGGCAATCCCAACGACGTGGTCAGCGCAAACCGCGCAGCCGCGAGTGCCGTGACGAGCAGCCAGCGGGTGAATTACGTTCCGGCCGGGTACGAGTGGCTCACGGTTTCACCGGGGGCGACGGGTTACGTGCTGGTGCCGCCGAACCCGCCCAGCCTGAACGGGTACTCGGACATGTACGTGGAAATTGACCGGTACAACTACCTGGACGAAATGCAGCCGTACTCCACGCACACGAGCAACAGCCGGAACAACGACTACAACGGCATCGTGAATTCCGCGTTTGCTAAAATCCCGCTGCGCACCAAGCCGACCAAGATCGTGTCGGCACTGGAGTACATGTACGGCGACGAACCACAGGACACGTCGCAAGGGTTTGCCACGTTCTTCCCGCCGCTGGACAAGCTGAGCAAACTTAAATTCAAGTTTCGCTATCACGACGGCACGCTGGTGGATTTCGGCGGGCAGAACTTCAGCTTCACGGTTGCGTTGTACATGTATCGCGATGAAATTGCGCGGTCCAAGCACCTGCGCGCGCCGTATGTGCTGTCATCCTAAGGGTGCTGCGTCGTGAAACTGTGCAGGATGCGCTGATGCGTGTCCCAAAAATCGGTGACCACGGTGCGAGCGCCGACAAACGTGTGCGATGTGAAACCGGTCACCACTTTGCTCCATATGCTGCGGCTGCGATTATTCATCGTTGGTGCGTGGATGCGGCCACCCATGACCATGCCGCCCGCACCGGTTGTCATGTATTTCGGATTGTTGCCGACGGAGTAGTGTTCCAAGTTGTGCGTGTGTCCATTCAGATACACGTGCACCCGAGGGTCGCCGATGAGCGCTTGGAAGTTGTCCACGTTGATTTCGGTTGCCTTGTGATGCCCCAGCACAAACACCCACTCGCGGTCGGTGTCAATGGTGTCCAGCGCGGCGCGGAACCACGCCAACTGGGCGCTGCAGTCCTGTTGCACGATGTTTTCATGAAACCGGCACTCGTCGGGAACGGGCTCGCAGGTGGGGTACTGAAGTCCGCACGGGTCCCACTTTGCGCGGTCGTTGCCCCTGTAGTCCGCCACGCACGGGTTGGTGTCCAGCGCAATGACGTTCAACACGATGGGCTGCAGTCCGTCACGCAAAACCACGCGCCGGTGATAGTAGCGGCCGTCCATGACCCACCCGGGAATGGTTTGGTTCAGCCACAGCTGCGCGTCGGGGTTGAACCCGTAGTCGTGATTCCCCAGAATGTTGTACCAAGGCACATTGATGGAACCAAACAACGCAACAAAATCCTCGTTGATTTGCGCGTCGCTGCCGTTTTGAATGCCGCAGTAATAAAAGTTGTCCCCCGTATTTAATACCAAGGATGGATTGTATTGCTTAAGATACAGCTGCATTGCTGCGGCGGTGTCCTGGGCATTCTTCAAATGATAGCCGCCGAGCGCAGCGGACCCCCAGTCCCCCACGGAAAGAACGGTGACATTTGCATTACTTGCATCATTTGCAGCATTTGCACTGACCGATGACGCCGATAACAACAACAACAACAACAACAACAATTGCATCATTTGCGTGGTTTATATTAAATAAAGTATTTTTTTATTTATGTTTGTACTAATGACTCGGTGCGTGCGTCATCGTTTTTTTACCGGGGTGGTGGTGGTCCATGCATCCAGCAACTGCAGGTCACATGTTTTCCAGTCTTCTTTGAACCCGCGCAGAGAGACGAATGCGGGTGTTTTCATTTTCGGGTTTTTATAATAAATGTAGGCCCCGTATTGCCCGTTGCGCACACTGGCGTGAGCGTTGATTTCTCTCAAAATGGATGGGTTGGAAGCTGTTTGAGAGGGAGCGGTGGGAGCGTTGTTAATGCATCGGATGGCTTCGTCGTATGTGATGGGAATGTTGTCCACATTGTCTTTTTGGTTCAAATGAGTCAAATGAGTCAATGACTGTTTTTTGTCTCCCCATGTCAGGTAAGGGCCGTACCTTCCGGTGCGTAAAAATAAGTCAACCCCGTTGTGTTTTCCAAGGAGTTTGCAGAGGTTTTTGTTTGCATTGGTTGAGACCAAGTCTTCCACTCGGTATTCGCCGCGCTGCAGCTTGGCGTGATCAATTTCCGCATCTTTGCGAACGGGCTGTATCGTTTTGTCGGCACAGTTCCGAATGAGCGGCCCGTGCTTCCCCATGATGAATTCATGTGCGCCATCCCCCAGCGGAATGGCACATTTGGCAAGCCCTTTGGATTCCAGCCCGTGGAGCAAGTGATCCACGCACGTCAGGCATTCGGCGCACACGGCGCTCCACGATTTCTCGCCGGACGACACTTGGTCCAGTTGCTGCTCCATGCGCTTGGTGTAATCGTAATCAAACAGCTCGGCGAAATGGGCGCACAAAAATTCAACTGCCATGTTGCCAAGGGGCTGAATCACGAGCCGGTTTTTTTCGTTGCCGAATTCGCGTTCTTCCACGGTTTGACTAAGAATGCCGCCGTCCAGCTCATAATTGACGCAACTCATGCGGCGCCCCGGCACGTCCTGCTTTACGACATAGCCGCGCTCCTGGATTTTGTGCACCAGGCTGGAAAAGGTGGAGGGCCGCCCGATGCCGCGCTCTTCCAGCATGCTCACGAGGGACGCCTCCGAATAATGCGACTTCAGATCGCGCACGTGCACGCGGGACTGCAGTTTGTTGTATTTGATGCCGGAGCCGGAGGCAATGGCCTGAAAAAAGGCCCAGTGGGCCGCCGCCGTCTCATCCGGCTTGGGTTTGGACACAATGATCCAACCCGCGAAGTCGGTGCGGTCCACGGAATGGCGGTACTCCCGGCCGTCGGGTGCCGTGATGCAGGACGTCAACGTTTTTCCACTGCACGGCGCCATGCAGCTTTCAGCCGAGTGCCGCCAAATCATGCGGTACAAGCGCTGCTCTTTTGCGGCCATGGTGTCCGGCACTTCAAGACACTGCAGCGACGTGACGTGCACCGCCTCGTGGGCTTCCTGCGGCTTCACACAAGGGGGACATACGCCCCCCCTTAAACCCCCAAGGAGGGGGGTGGGGGTCGTGGCTGTGGCCGCATATTTCTCGCCCCATCGGTCGGCAATGTAAGCGCGCGCATGCTCCAAGAAGGGCTCCGAGTACGTGCGGCTGTCGGTGCGCGGGTACGTGATGTACCCTCCCTCGTACAAGTGCTGGCACGCCAGCATGGTGTCGGCGGGCGAAAAGCCGAGTTCGTTGCTGGCCTGCTGCTGCAACGAGCACGTGGTGAGCGGCAAGGGCGCGGCCTTGACAAACGCGCGCACTTCGGGCTCACGAATGACGTGCTGAAACGCGGCGGACGCGTGCAAGAATGCGGCGCAAGCTTCTGCGGAATCATGCCCCTTGTTGAGATCGTACTTTAAATGCAGCTTGGTGAAGTAGCCCACGGTTTCGTAGACCACGCGGCCCTGAGCAGCGTCAATGGCGCGCTGGTTGTCGTAAATCAGGCGCAGGGCGGGGGTTTGGCAGCGGCCGGCCGACAGCGCGGAACCCGAACCCGAACCCGAACCCGAACCCGAACCGACGCGAACATGGCTCCACAGCGTGGGCGTGATTTTAAAGCCCACCAGCATGTCCAGCGTTTGACGGGCGATTTGCGCGTGCACGGCGTCCATGTTGAGCAACTGCGGCGCTTGGATGGCCCGCTCCAACCCAGACTTGGTGATTTCGTTGAAGATGATGCGCTTCGTGGACGCAATCGGCAGACCGAACAAGCAGCACGCATGGTAAGCAATGCCGGCGCCCTCGCGGTCGTTGTCGGTCATCAAGTACGTTTCCTTGCACTCTGCGACCAGCGCCTTTACCTTCTCAATTTGCGCCGTCTTGGAATTCACCACATGGAACTGCGGCACGGCGGCAAACGTGGTGTCAATGTCGTGCAGTCCGGTAATCTCTCGCATGTGTCCGAACGTGGCCACGCACGTGTACTTGTCTGCGCCCAAATGGGACACGATGGTGCTGCATTTGGCCGGAGACTCCACGATGAGCAATATTTTATTGCGGTTGCGGGACATTGTTCGCGAGGTTTAATGAAATTCATCATGCATTGCATTGCATTATGGATTTATATTGATTTTCATGGATGTTTATTGGGTTTCATTGATTTTATCTGCATGAATTCAGCTTAACAAACGCATGGGCATGATTATCCGTGCGGCGGCTTGTGGGGCCGTTTTTGGTTTTGTTTTTGGTTTTGGTTTTGAAAACACGAACATGTCAGTTAATCCCAAACCCGACTTGATTTGTGAATTGGTGCGTGGAAATAGCTTCATTTGGTTGTATACAACCTTGGTTCCAACCTCGTAATTCAGATTCACGAGGGGCACGTTGAACGCGTGACCCACCCATCGCACGAACCCCGACACCCATGTGTAAGTGGAATACGTTTTAATCACCCTTGCATTGATGAGCAAATAAAAATCAAACATGGTGTCCGCAATCATTTGGTCGTGCTTGCCGTCGGTGCAAGAATGCGACAAGTGTATTGGCTTTGTGTCAATGACCTTGCTTGCCAAGTGGGGGCGAACCCTGCGCACAAATTGTTTAAACCAGTACGAATCGGAAATGATGTAGGTGGTGTCATCCATCAACCCGCTCACTTTATGCGTGTCAAGCACGTTCAAACACTCCCTGTACTTTGCAAGGTTGATGCGGTGTTCCACCAAGTCGTCATCCCCCACTCGGAAATGGATGATGGCGTGGGTTTTATCGGCGCACTGGATGTTGTGCAGTTTGCACATGTCCGCGAATGCCGCTTTAAACTCTGGGGTGGGCATCACTGCTTCGCGAATGAACCGCATTGAATGCTCACTCGGGGTGCTGTGCATGTTTTTGTTTAGATTATTAAGTATTAACAGCGGCTCTGCACGGCCGGTGCGAATCGCGGTTTGAATGAGGTTGCGCAACTCGTCTATGTCGCCATTTATGAACTTGTGCACCTTGGGTTTGTTTTGAAGCACGTAGTCGGAGCATTCGCCCCGCGAGGCAAGGCACTTGGACACGGGATGGAATTGGGTGTCCATCGTCAATTTGAAGTGCAGCTGTTGGGAGAGGTCGCACAAATACATGGTGCCTCGGATCAAGTCTCCCAACCCCGCCGATGGGTCTTGCATCCAAACCGAAATGACGTGTAGGGTTGTTGCCATGATTGCATATAAAGTCGGCACATAAAAACATTTTACATTTGCGGAGATTCATTGATTCATTGATTCATTGATTCATTGATTCATTGATTCATTGATTCATTGATTCATTGATTTGAACTGCGCCCATGATATTTTTTTGACAGAAGGCAAAGGCGCAGTTGAAGATGCATTGGACCCAGATGCAGCGTGCTGCTTGTCCAGCTTTTCCGACTTTTTCAGCGCGCTGTCAATGTAAATTTGTTTGAGCAGTTTCCCCACTTCAACGGATGCTTCGTGTTGCCCGACTTTTCCCTCCTCAATCAGCTTTAGCACACCCAACAAGCGCCCTAAAATGGTCAAATCAATTTCGTCCTTTTTCACCTTGTTGAAGATGTCGGTGTAGTTGTTGAAGAGAAACGAGCAGCGGTTCACGCACATCATGTCAAACTGGTCGGGGTTGGTTTTAGCCAACCGCGCGTATTCGCGTTTCAAGTTGAGCAAAGTGCCGACGTCTTGGTGAATGAGGGCGCTGTGTTTCAGTTCGCGTATTTGATCGGTGTTGTCCACCGCATCGTTCGCCTGAATCATTTTTTCAAGCTGTATACGGTCAAGGCTGTTCATGGTTTAACTGTGTATTGTGTATTATTGTGTATTGTGTATTGTGTATTGTGTATTATAAGAGCATGTTTTTAAATTAGTAAACAAAAAAAGATATATAATATATGCATGAACACAGTAATGCAAAGTGCTACTAACCCCACGCCCACGCCCACGCCCACGCCCACGGCTCAACCTGGGCAAGTGCTTGCTAAACCCAACATTCCTTCTTTGTCGCCCCATGGCTCCGTGCCTGCTACTATGTCACCTTTAACTGGTGCAGGTGTAATTGCTGCATCTCAACAGCAAAGCATTGCACACAACAGTTTAGTCAATGCAAACATGGGCCGAACAGCTGGTGGCAAAAAGCGATCCAAGAAGGCCAAGAAATCAAAGCGATCCAAGAAGGCCAAGAAGGCCAAGCGATCTAAGAAGGCCAAGAAATCCAGACAATCCAGACAATCCAGACGATGCAGACGATGCAGACGAGGCGGCGCCACAAATCTCACGCCCACGCCCACACCCACCAATGCAACAACCACACCGAAGCTCGCAACTGTTCCACAGTTTTTAGGTGCTCAACATGCGGGCGCCAATCAAGCCAGCATCAATTTGAACCACGGCGGGATGTTGATGAGTTCTCAAGCGGCATACGATAACCCAAACGCGCCGGCTTCAAATCATCGGTTGCCATAAATTTTCAAATCCAACTGCAAAATAATTATATTTGGATTTTATAGTGATATAGTATTTGCACTTGCAAACAAAAACAATGGCAAATGATGGGCAAGAAATGCAGGAATTGAATGAACCAGTTCAAGCAAACAATCCAGCGTCGGACGTGTTTGGAACGGACCCCCCCTCTAAAGTATTGAATGTGATTGACATGGTTGCAATTGTGCTGTTTTACATTGGGTTGGACATCGGGGTTTCCACCCTGCTGTTCATTAAGAATGTCAAAAACAATTGGCCGTATTACAAATGTCAGACGAATTACATGCTGTTTTCATGGTTTTTTGGGTACGACACGGAAACCAATTTCAAGCAGTGCATGCAAAACATGCAGTCCGGTTACATGACGGTGCTAATGCAGCCCGCAAATTACTTGATGTCGCTGACAACCAGCAGCATCAGCGGGCTGTCGTCCAGTTTGAACGACGTTCGTAACTTCATGAGCAACTTTAGAACCAATGTGTCGGACGGCGTGTCCAACATTTTCGGCGTGTTCCTCAACATGTTGGTGCAACTTCGGTTGATGATGATCACCATAAAAGACATGATTGGAAAGAACACTGGCATATTGACCGCTTCGTTGTACACCATGGACACAAGCAACAAAGCCATGACCAGCACTTGGGCGGGCCCAATTGGCCAGATGGTGCGTGCCTTGTAGCAAGCCCAACCAAGCTCAAATCCAATGCCCACAGATTTAGGGAAGTGCAAAAAAAAAACAAATAATTGGAATTAGTAATAAGTAAGTCAGCGACATGGATGAACCCGACGAACCAATCGTCGGAGATGCCCAGTTCATTAACAAAATTAAATTTTTTTACAAAAACAAGCTCTTTGATCAGGTGATGAGCGACATGTTTTGGGCGGTCTTCATCGTGTTCATTTATTTGTGCGTGAATGCTTATTTGAGGATACGCGCAAACGCCAACGTCATTCGCAGCAACTGGCCCGTGTATCGCTGCAATCCGTCCTACATGCCGTTTGCAGGCATGGTCATGAACCCCCACGACATGAGCAAATCGGAGTACACGCAATCCAATTTTGAATTTTGTTTTCAAAACATGATGGATGACATGTCGTCGGCGTTCATGGAGCCGCTGTATTACACGCAGTCCGTTGCGGGCAGCACGTTGAATGGAATCGCCAATGGGATGAACGACGTGCGCGCCTTGATCAACAATGTTCGGAACGCCATTTCGTCCGTCATTGCCGACATCATGGGGCGGACCTTGAACATCATGCAGCCGGTGATCATCATCATGATTAAAATCAAGGACATGTTGAACAAGGTCATGGGCATACTGACGGCGAACTTGTACACAACGTACGGCATGTACGAAACAATGCAGTCCGGATTGCGGTCCATGTTTGAAATCGTGGTCATCATTTTGATAGCGGCCGGCGCTGCGTTGATTGCGATATGGATTGCGCTGGCCATTGCGATTGCGTTTGGCCCGTTTGGACTCATTGCGGTGGGCATACTGACTGCCACGGGCGTGGTGTTGACCGCATTCTACATCGGGATTGCCATTCCGCTGGGCGGGATTGCGCATTTTCTAGCAGAAACGATGAACATTAACGGACTGTCGCCGGTTCCGTCGGCGCCATCGCGTTGAGTTGAGATGACTGCAGAGGGGGTGCTTAGTTTAGGGAATCACAATATTCAAAATATTTATATTTTTAATATATATAATCCTATAATCCACTGAACCATTATAAAAATCATGGAACTGAAGTTGCTTGGATACCATGCGCGCATTGAACTGGTGGTTTTGTTTGTAGCCATCGGCATCGTGTTGGGTGTGCACCTGTTTTGCAGCTGCACCTCGTTCAACGTGGACGGCGTTCCTGCAAATGTGGGAAGCGTATTTAAGGAAGCGTTTTCGCAACGCCCCATGCTGGGGTCGGAAGATTATGGCGCGCCTCTGAATTACAGCATGGACACCGGCGTGCCTGGTGCCAACTGGGAAAACGCTGCGCGCGACTACGCCAACAACGTGGGCAACCAAGACAACACCAAGTCGGGACAGTACCACAAGGGTGGACCGATCCCTCTGCCCCCCGGTGAACTCTTGATTTTTGCTCACAACGAGGTGAGACCCGACTGCTGCCCGAGCTACTACTCGTCAAGCACCGGCTGCGTGTGCACCAGCCAAAAGCAGTGGGACTACTTGAACCAGCGCGGTGGAAACCGCACGCTGAACACCCAATTCTGAATGCAAACACGCAAACACGTGTCAATTTAAATATATTGAAATGGTATAACCATTTTTCATTTCAATTTTGTCATGAATTCAAATGCTGTATCCTCGGTCGCTTCTTCCTCGCCCATGCTGTGTGCTCCGGCACTAACGTACCTAGTCATTTCTTTGATCGCATTGGCGGTGTCTGGACTTCAAAATGCGCGAAACACAAACGCGTATGCCGTGGGACACCTGTCGTACCCGGTTCAAAGCACCGCTTACGTGTTCATTTTGAAAATAATTTGGTTTTTGTTTTGGACGTGGTTGTTGAATGTGCTGTGCAGCAAAGGGTACAAAACGGTGGCGTGGGTGCTGGTGGCCATCCCGTTTTTGGTGTTTTTCACATTACTATTTGGATTGGCAAATGCCGCGCTGCATGGCGGCGCATCCAATGCATCATCTAGCGCAGACTACACTGTAGGCATTTCAACGCCATCGCGACAACAACAACGACAACAACAACGACAACAACAACAACCAGTGACAACGGGCACCAATCCTGGGGAATACGTCTACCAAAGTGGAAACAACGCCGACAAGATTGGGTTTTTTCCGAATGAAGCCGGCACACAGTATTCCAGTTATGCCAGCTATGATGCCAATTTGGACAACCGTGCCGAATTTTTGGACCGCGAGTCCAAGGGGCTCATACAACCCCAGGATCGCAAATGAAGGCACTGCAGCACTGCAAATGAAAAATAAAAAAAATGATATTATTTTTTTATTTTTATTCACAAATGCATTAAATGCGCGGAACCGTGGTTCCCTACTATAAATACATGTTCAAGTTGGGACGATCCGCGTCGTTCTTTTTGACCAGGCGGTCCACCACATCCGTGTTGACGGTGTAAGGGAACGACACTTCAAATGATTTTTCTTTTTCGTCAAACAGTTGGGTTCCTGGGCGCATGAGCCGGTGCAGATTCAACTTTGTGTAAATGGTTTCCAAACAGCGTTTCAAATTGCGCACACCCGCTTCCTTGTTGGTGTGGTGTTCCACAATGTGTTCCACGACGGCGTCGGGAATGACAATGTCGCCCTCTGCAAAAGCCACCTCGGCACGAATGCGCGGAATCAAATGATGCTGCGCGATGAACGTCTTGTCCTTCGTGCTGTACCCCGTGGTCCGTATCTTGTACATGCGATCCAGCAGCACGGGGTTCACGCGGCTTTCGTCGTTGTAGCTGAAGATGAAGAGGCACTTGCTCAAGTCAAACGCCACCTCCGAAAAGTACTTGTCGTGGAACTGCGAATTCTGCGACGTGTCCGTCAAGTGGGTCAGAATGCCCGCAATTTCCTCGCCCTTGGACGTCTCGCTGATCTTGTCCAGCTCGTCAAAGTAAATCACCGGGTTGCTGGATTTGCAGCGGATGAGAATGTCCACGATCTTGCCCCACATGCTGCCTTCGTACGTGTAGGAGTGCCCCTCCAGGAAGCTGCTGTCGGTTGCGCCACCGAGCGCAATGAAGGCAAAGTCGCGTCCCAGAATCTTGCTGATACCTTCTTTGACGAGCGACGTTTTTCCCGTGCCCGGAGGGCCATGAATTGCCACCGCCGTTCCAATTGCCGCCGGGTTGGCGATCCACTGCCCCACCATCTGCATGATCTGCATTTTGGCATCAGTTAACCCGTACACCGCCTTGTCCAAACTGATTTTCGCATTCGTCATGAACTCGTGGCATTTGTCCACGCCGTCGGACATTGTGATGGGGAGATTCTTGTTCTTATTGAACGGGATCTGCATGAAGGCATCCACCCAGTTCTTCAGCTTGCAGTACTCGCCGCACCCGGGTTCCATGTACTGCAGCATGCCAACCTTGCGCAAAGCGACCGCTTTCATGTCGCGCGGAATGTCGGACTCCAACAAAGTGAGCTTGTACGGCTTTTCAATTGCCGTCACATTGGCCACCGCAGTCATTTCGTCAATGAGCGCGCGCTGCTGCTGGATGGTGAGGTGCTTCTTGAAGTAATCCAAGTCGTTTGTGGAGCTCTTTCTGCGCAGCAATTTGCGAAACTTCTTGGAATTTCTTCGTTTTTGCGTGTGCGTCAATTCATCCAGTTCTTGCTTGATCTTTTCCTCGGACTCCTTGAGCGTCTTGAGCTGTTTTGCAACCACGCGATTGTTTTTATCCTTGGACAGTAAACTTTCATACGTTGAACGAAGCGACTGCAGCATTTTCATTTCCTCCATGTGGCTTTCTTGAAGACGTTCTATTTCGGCCATGGCGTCGTCGTTGTCGTCGTCGTCGTCATCGCTGCTGTCAGTGGACGAATAGTAACTATCGTCGTTTTCATCGTATTCGTCGTAATCATCGTATTCGTCTTCGTCGTAGGTGCTCCATGATGTTCCATCATCATCTTCAGAAGATCCGGGCACATAGTCTTCATCGCTGTTGTCGTCGCTGTCGTGAACCATTTTTTTTGATTTCTTTGTTGTGGTCGCCTTTGGTTCCTTTTTTGCGTTTCCAAAATCAAGACGTTTTGAAATGTCGTCATCCTTTGGATCCTTTGGATCCTTTGGATCCTTTGGATCCTTCAGACCTGGGCTCGTGCTTGGTGTGGGTTCAACGTGTATGATGATGTTGTATTTCTGATTTTTGGATTGCATTTTTGAACCGGATGTCTCTTTTGTTTTAGAGACCTTTTTGGGTGCATTGGGTATAGGAACGGACACGGGAGGAGGGGATGCCGGCGGGGTTTTGAACGACGACGCATCATTGAATGCACTGTCTATGATGGCATTTGCAACCGGGTCTTGGGTTTCTGTAATCAAAGGCGATGTTTTTTTCCGACTCTTGGGTTTGAGCTTCTCGGGTTCGGGTTCGGTTTTACTTGAAACCATTTCACTCAAGGCCTCCAGGGCTGCAACCTTTTGAGTCATGTGGTTGGACGGGTACAATTCAGCCAACAACCGATTCACTTCAAGTCGCTGCTGTTGCTCAGCCATTTTTTTGGTCATCTTTTTTTTTGGTTGAGCATTGGATGTTGTTTGATTCTCGTTTGTTGCGTTTGTTGCGTTTGTTGCGTTTGTTGCGTTTGTTGCGTTTGTTGCGTTTGTTGTGTTTGTTGCGTTTGTTGCGTTTGTTGCGTTTGTTGCGTTTGTTGCGTTTGTTGCATTTGGAGTCGTTGGAATGGACTCCTCATTGTCGGTTGCATCGCTTTCTGGAGATGGGGGCTGTCCAGGACCAGGCCCATTCAAATTGCTTTTGTAAGTGCGCGTGGCGTCTTCTTGCTTCTTGGTCTTCTTCGTTGTTGTTGTTTTCTTGGGAATGGTTGAAAGAGTAATGGGCATGTCTGTCCTTGCGATGGTATGTATGTACGTATTGTATTCACTTGCGCACTGTTTATATTTCATTTTTTGATTTCAATTTTTTTTGAAATCACATCAATCACACACATGCACGCACGTTTATTTTCAATAAAAATTGATTTGTAAAACAATCTAAATATTATTTAGGTAGTATAAGGAAGCTTCAAACACTTACTGCAATAATGGCAATGACGACAACAAAACCCCGTGTGTCCAAAATCGTAGGGATCCAATTTAGCATCCTCTCCCCTGAAGAAATCAGAAAAGGCGCGGTCACCGAAATCACGAGTCGCGACACCTACATTGGCAACAAACCCGTGCTCGGCGGCTTGTTTTGCCCCTACATGGGGGTGTCCGAACCCGGCATGTTGTGCCCCACCGACGGCTTGGACTACATGCAAACCCCGGGCTACTTTGGCTACATTGAACTTGCCATGCCGGTGTTTTATTACCAGCACTTGAACACCATCCACAAAATTCTGCGCAGCGTGTGCCTGAAATGCAGCCGGCTCCTCATAAACAAGGAAACGCACAAGCAAGCACTGAAAATGTCGCCGGATGAACGCTGGTCCTACGTGTTCGGCGTGGCGAGCAAGGTCAAGCGCTGCGGCGACGAGAACGAAGAAGGATGCGGCTGTCTCATGCCCAAAAAAATCAAGAAGGAAAATTTGGCCACGCTCATTGCGGAATGGGACAGCGACGGCGTCAAGGGCATGAGCGAGGAAGACGCCAAAAAAATGAACATGCAACTCACCCCCGACATTGTTCTCAAAATCTTTCGCAGGATCAGCGACGACGACGTGTCGTTCATGGGCTTCAGTCCCACATTTTCACGCCCCGACTGGATGATTTGCCAGGTGCTGGCAGTGCCTCCACCCGCGGTGCGGCCTTCCATCAAAATGGACGGGCAGCAGCGCAGCGAAGACGATTTGACGCACATCATTGTCAACATTGTGAAGGCGAACAAGACGTTGCAAGAGAAGATACGCGACGGCGCGCAGGCCAGCGTGTGGCACATGGTGCTGCAGTACTACTGCGCCACCCTGGTGGACAACAACATTCCGGGCGCGGCGCCCGTGGCTCAGCGGTCCGGGCGCAAGCTGAAATCCATCAAGGAGCGTTTGAACGGCAAGGGCGGGCGCGTGCGCGGCAACCTCATGGGCAAGCGCGTGGACTTTTCGGCGCGTTCCGTCATCACACCCGATCCGAATCTTTCCATACGAGAGCTCGGCGTGCCGCTCAAAATCGCGAAAAACATCACGAAGCCGGTGGTGGTGAACGACATGAACCGCCGCTTTTTAACCAAACTGGTGCGCAACGGGCCGGAAGAGTACCCGGGCGCGAAGATTCTGGAGCGCAAGGGGGGCGAGAGCATTTCGCTGCGGTACGCCGATCGCGAGAACATCGTGCTTTACAACGGCGACATCGTGCACCGTCACATGATGGACGGCGACGGCGTGCTGTTCAACCGCCAACCCACGCTGCACCGCATGAGCATGATGTGCCACATCGCGCGCATCATGCGCCAGGGTGACACGTTCCGCATGAATGTTGGCGACACCAAGCCCTACAATGCCGATTTTGACGGCGATGAAATGAACATGCACATGCCACAGGACGAGGAAGCCGAGGCGGAGCTGAAGAACTTGGCGGCCGTGCCGTACCAAATCATCAGCCCCGCGAAAAACCAGTCCATCATCGGCATTTTCCAGGATTCGTTGGTGGGGTCTTACCGGTTCACCCGCCCGAACGTGTCGTTTGCACCGCGCGAAGCCATGAACCTCCTGATGGCTTACACCGGCATCAACGAAGGGCTCTTTGCCACGCAGGCCGAGCGCATCACCAGTTTTCAAATCCTGTCGCAGATCATGCCGGCATTCACCATGAAGTACAAGACCAAGGGCTTCGGCGAAAACGACGACTTTGCGACGTCGCCCGGCGTGCTGGAAATCGTGGACGGCAAGTACCTGCGCGGGCAGCTGGACAAGGACGTGCTCGGCGGAGGCAGCAACGGGCTCATCACGCGCACGTGCAACGACTTTGGCAACATGGCGGCTGCAGCATTCATTGACGACCTGCAAAACATCGTCACGGAGTACATGAAGGGCAGCGCGTACAGCGTCGGCATCAGCGACCTCATTGCCGATCGTTCCACAAACGAGCAAATCACGCAGTCCATCACGGCGAAAAAGAAGGAAGTGAAGAACTTGATTGACCAGACCTACCTCGGCATCTTTGAGAACGCGACGGGCAACACCAACGAAGACGAGTTTGAGTTCCAGGTCACCAACATTTTGAACAAGGCCACGAACGACTCGGGCAAAATCGGGTTGAAGAGCTTGAGCAAGGACAACCGGTTTGTCACCATGGTCAAATCGGGCTCCAAGGGCAGCGACTTGAACATTTCGCAGATGATTGCGTGCCTCGGGCAGCAGCTCATTGACGGCAAGCGCATCCCCTACGGGTTTGAGAACCGCACGCTGCCGCACTTTACGAAATACGATGACTCCCCGGGCGCGCGCGGGTTCGTGGAAAACTCCTTCATCTCGGGACTCACGCCGGAGGAGCTCTTCTTCCACGCCATGGGTGGTCGTGTGGGTCTCATTGATACCGCCGTCAAATCCGTGACATGGGAAACCCCCGTGGTCGTCGTTGAAAACGATGAGCCCAAGTACGTCAAAATTGGCGAATGGATTGATGCGCACATTTCGTCGTCCTCATCAGTGCAGTGCATGACGGAGCAAAACATGGAATATTTGGAGCTGGATCATCCCGTCAAGATCGTCACAATGGACTACGACGGCCATGTGTCCTGGGAAACGGTGAGTGCAGTCACGCGGCACGATCCTGGAGAAAAATTGTACAAGATCACGACCCATGCTGGGCGCTATGTCACCGTGACTGCAAACAAATCGCTGCTGGTTTGGAATGCGGAACTGGGTGAGTTTCGCGAGAAATACACGGACGAAATCAAGGTTGGCGATTTCGTGCCAGTTGCGAAGCATGTGCGCGATTACCGTGCAGATGAAGATTCAGAGGCTGAATTTGAACGCGGCAGACACGCTGCCAGTTCCATTGAAAATCACATTCCAGCGGAGTCTTACATCGCAGGAACCAAATACATCAAGGGTCTCATTGGGTCGTACTTTTCAAAACATGCAATCGTGTCACATGAGTCGTCAACAATTGAACTCGCGTCTGGTGAACATCGCCTCGTGGAAGACTTTGCGTTCCTGTGTTCGCGTTTAGGCATTCACGCAGAGGTTTCCGTCGTAGATGATGCTCATTGTCTGAAAATTTGTGGGTCAAATGTGCAACAATTCACGCAGCAAATTACATTTGATGATGAAGCGAAGGATAAGATTTTGAAATCCATTGCATGGACATCTGCATTAAACAAGGTGCAACAGCACAACGACGTGGTTCTGGATGCAATTGTCAGCATTGAATACGTTGACCCCGCGCTGCATCCCAAGATGTACGATTTGACCATTCCCACCACGCTCAACTTTGGCTTGGCAAATGGGCTCCAAGTGCGCGACACTTCTTCCACAGGATATATCCAGCGCCGACTCATCAAGGGCATGGAGGATTTGAAGATTGAGTACGACATGACGGTGCGCAACAACAAGGGCCGCGTCATTCAGTTCAGCTACGGCGAGGACGGCATTGACCCCGTCAAAGTGGAGAGTCAGATCGTGCCGCTGGTGAACATGGGCATGGACGAGATTTACGCGCACTACCACATGCCCAGCAGTGATCCGAAGGACGTGGTGTTCACGGCTGCATTCACCAAGGGCGTCATTTCGCGCATGAAGAAGCAGAAGGCCGAAAACGACGCCAAGTGCAAGCAGTGGATTGACTTCATGATTGAGCAGCGCGAAAAAGTAATTCAGTGCGTGTTTCGCAACAAGAACAACGATCGCGTGTATCTGCCGGTGGCGTTCGCCCACACCATCAACAACGTCAAGGGCCTGCAGCAAATCAACAACAACTCCATTGTGGACATCACGCCGCTTGAAGCGTTTACCATGATTGAGGCGGCCTACAAGCGCCTGGAAACCATGCACTACTGTGCGCCCACCCAGCTGTTCAAGGTCATGTTCTTCTACTACTTGTCGCCGAAGGACTTGCTCATGGTCAAGCGCTTCAACAAGAAGGCGCTCACCGTGCTGCTGGAAATGATCGTGCTGAAATACAAGAACTCGCTCATTGCGCCGGGCGAAATGGTGGGCATGATCAGCGCCCAGAGCATTGGTGAGCCGACTACGCAGTTGACGCTCAACAGCGTGTCATACGACACACGTGTGATGTTGCGAATTGACGGGCAAATCAAAGTGTTTCAAATCGGAGAATACATTGACCAATACATTGAAAAGGCGGAACGCATGGAAGATCATCCGAATGACACGAAACTTGGATACATCAATGCGGGCGAAGATGTGTTTGTTCCATCAGTTGATGCGTGGGGCATTACGAGTTGGAAACGCGTTGAAGCAGTCACACGTCACCCGGTTGTGAATGTGGATGGAACGAACACTGTGCTACGAGTCACGACCGAGGATGGAAGACAAGTCATTGCAACGAAGGCAAAATCATTCTTATCCATTGATGCCAAAAACCAATTGGCTGCAACAAATGGTTCAGACCTCAAGGTTGGAGATTACATTCCGATCAACCAGAGGGCGTTTGAAATGCCAGAAAACGATTCCACTCGCGAATACTTGGTGCAACATGCTGCCAGATATTCCAGTTTGAAAAATGTTTCAGAAGTGAATGATGTCATTCCCACGTTTGTGCATAACGGAAAGGTGCACACAAACATGAATCGAAAAAAACTGGCCGCAATCATTGGAACCAACCCATTTCCCGACGTTCGCTTTGACAAGATTGTCAGCATTGAAGAAATTCCAAACCCAACCGAATGGATGTATGATTTCACGGTTGAAGAAACGCGCACATTCATCGTTGAAAATGGCATGGCATTGTTCGACACATTTCACACTGCAGGCAGCGGTGTTGCCATGAAGGCGAACGTTACGCGCGGTGTGCCTCGCATTGAGGAGCTGCTGTCCATCACCGAGAACCCGAAGAACTCGTCGCTCACCATTTGCCTGAAGAAGGACGAAGAGACGGATTGCGAGCGCGCCAAAGAACTCATTGCGCATATTGAGCTCACGCAGCTGAGCGAGCTGGTGGAAAGCGTGTCCATTTGCTTTGACCCCGACGACTTGAACACGCTCATTCAGGAGGACCGCAGCACGATGTTGCAGTATTACGAGTACCAGCGCCTGTTGCAGGAGTGCGCGGGCATAGATGCACCAGAGGCCGAAGACGAGTCCAAGGATTCGGCAGCGCGCTCCAAGTGGATCATCCGCATGGTCATGAGCCGTGAGGCCATGTTGGACAAGCGCATCACCATGGACGACGTGCACTTTGCGATCAAGAACAGCCACGGCGACGACGTGAGCTGCATTTACGCCGACTACAACGCGGACAAGCTGGTGTTCCGTCTGCGCATGAACAACATCAACGGCAAGAAGCCGCTGAAGCCGAAGGAGAACCCGCTGGACCAGTCGGACAAGATTTACTTGCTGAAGGCGTTCCAGGACCAGCTGCTGAACAACATTGTGCTGCGCGGCCTGAAAAACATCAGCAAAGTGACGCTGCGCAAGCTCATGGACACGCTGCACAAGGAGGACGGCGCGTACGTGAAGAAGGAGACGTGGGTTTTAGACACGAAGGGGACCAACTTGATGGACGTGCTGGCGCTGGACTACATTGACGTTGGTCGCACGATCAGCGACGACATTCAGGAGATTCGCAGCGTGCTGGGCATTGAGGCGGCGCGCGAGGCGCTGCTCACCGAGATGACGGGCGTGTTTGAGAACGACGGCACGTACATCAATTACCACCACTTGAGCCTGCTGTGCGACCGCATGACGGCAAGTGCCGGCATGGTCTCCATTTTCCGGCACGGCATCAACAACGACAACATTGGCCCCATCGCCAAGGCGTCGTTTGAGGAGACCCCGGAGATGTTCTTGAAGGCCGCGCGCCACGCGGAGCTGGACCAAATGCGCGGCATTTCGGCCAACGTCATGTGCGGTCAGGAGGGCTACTACGGCACCAGCAGCTTCCAAGTCATGCTGGACCTGCCGCAGATGATTGCCAAGATGGAGGACGTGGCGTTCCAGGCGCAGAACGAGCAGGCGGAGATTGCGGAGGCGATGGGTGCGGCCGCCATGGACACCAGCGCGTGCGCGTTTGAGAATCTGACCATTGAGTCCAATGTGGGCAGCATCCAGAAGGTGGATCTGGGGCATGGCGCCGACAACTACAACGTCGGGTTTTAGCGAAGCATAACGTCGGGTTTTAGCGAAGCATAACGTCGGGTTTTAGCGAAGCATGGAGCAATAAAAATTGTTTTATTTTTTATCATTTGTTTTATTTTTATAATATAAACAAATTCAGTGCAATGCCGCGAGTATTCATCATTGCTGCTCATGGAAGCATGCCAATGATTGCCGACGATTCCGTTGCACTGCCGCCGAAGACACCTGATGCAAGCAAACCAACCGTGAAAAAACAATCAAGGAGCAAAAAATCCGCGGCTTCAGCGAAAGCCGCAGATTCACCTGCGGCTGCTCATGCTCATGGGCTTGGCGTTGGCGTTGGCGTTGGCGTTGGCGTTGGCGTTGGCGTTGGTGTTGCTCCTCCCATGGGCATGAAAATCAAAAAGCCGGGTTCTTTCAAAGCACCCGTTGACATATTCACGACTGCCAAATGTGGACAGCCTTTCTGTGCTGATTTAAGATGTGACGAGCCATTCGTGGGATTGGTTTACACTCTGAGTCAGTACCGTCTGCCGTCCGATGTTCCAAAGGTTGCAGTCAGGCAAATCATTCAAGGTGCGATGACCGGCATAAGAAGCGATCCTCGTCATGCGGATGCCCTGACTATGGGTGAGAACAAAATTCGTTGTCATAAAAAAGGTCATGAAATTCCGGATCTATTTTTGTTTGGTCCAAATCATGCAGTGCCGGTCATTGAAAGCGTGTCAATGGTTGACATGGAAACCGGTGAAATCCGGGATGTGCATGGCCGGTTTGGACTCGTAGAAAAACAGTCGGTGTCTTCCACAAGACATGCAGTGGCTCATAGCGCGGCGGATCGCATGGCCGTTTTGCAATACGCAAAGCAGCGCGCTGAATACGATTTGCAAACACTGCAACACGCCGATCCCTTTTATTTTAAAACGAAACAGGCACATATTAAAACCATTGACGACACCATGAATGACATGCTGCATGAATCCAAATTTGAATTCTCTCCGGAGTTAAAAAAGGAATATGGTGCCCGAGTTAAACTGTCGGACCTTCTGAAAATAGGAACAGACAAAGACAAAAGAGTGATTGATCCCGAAAACGATTTTGTGGTTGTGTATGCGTGCCGAGTGCCGGACGAACGCGTGCTGTTCCCAGTGCGGAGCCCGCGCGGCAGTGACAGCGAAGGCAGCGTGGGTGGCAGCCAGCGACACAGAAGAAAAACATGCAAACGCCGCCGCAACTAATAATAAAAATAATATAAAAATAATATTCGCAATATGATATATACGTGCACATAACGAATAACAAAATGGACAAGCAAAAAAAGGCGCTTTCACGAGAAATGGATGCCATCATTGTGGGCTGCGCGTTGGGTGAAGCTTGCGACGAAGCCGAGCTGGTGCGGTTGGCGATTGAATACGCCACCGTGTTTCGTTGCGAGTATCAACTTCCTGCTACCCACATGCGAAGCCTGGAAACAGAAGCGGAACGGGGGGTCGCGCGTCAACTGGAAGCCAATGTGAACAAGGTGGTCAAACACACCATCCGACGCACAACTCCGTCCATGACGGGACTCGGCCTCCTAGCAATACAGCGATTGACCCATCAATCCAAACCGGTTGCGATAGCATTGGTGCGCCCCTGCAAGTGCAGTGTAACCAGGCGGTCACCCCAATGCAAACTGCCGGCGCGCTTGTGCAAATATACGCAGCTGGCAACGAGAGTTCCGCGCCGAACAAGGTCAGCGGACTCGGCATCGCCCAGGTCCAAGTCCAGAACCAGAGCACGGTCTGCTAGGACACGGTCGGCGTCGCCTAGACAAGGCAAATGAAAATGTAATTCAAATATAAATTTAAAATTTATAAAATTTGTAAATTTATATTCCATTGAGTTATTATAACATTGCAATCACAATATGACAGAATATGTTCTAACTGGGATTCCAACCGAAGGTATACGACTAAAACCTTTCCCTTCTAATGATTCAAACGGGGATGGGCAATTGTTTCACAACGGGCAAATGGTGGTTGAATTTGATAAAAATCAACCTACGGATGGTTATAAAAGGGTTTATGCTGATGGAAGTAGATCAATGGGATGGATTCATGCAAACCATTTAATACCTATTATTCAACCTCCTCAGGGTCATTCTTATACATTTAAACCTGGCAAGACGCATTCAGGCGATATCCCTCCCCCTCCCTACACGGACAAATATCCAGGTCCAGTCTTCGTGCGACGCAATGGTGGATTGCGTCGCCGAAAATTTCGCTCGCATAAAAAACATCATATAAAAAAAATATCAAGATCAAAAAAAGCATGTTCACGTCGTCGTTAAAATGTGCTCATTTGTGCTCATTTAAATCTTCAAGGGTGTAAATGAACTCAGTCGGTCAGTCATTGACTTCTTTAAGCACAACTTTATTGGCTGCTGCGGGAACATAGTTTGCAATGAACTCCCCGACAAAATCCGTTTCCAGAGGTTGGGATGCGACGAGCACGGTTTGTTTCATGATTTCCGCAATAAACCCGGGGTTGCTGCATTGACTCAGAGAGAATTTCATTTGGTTCGTGGCATTGCGAACAATGCTGTAAACCGGGGCCACATCGCGCAGCCGGCCCAGCGTCATCACATAGTAGAACTGCACATCGCTGGCATCTTTTGGAACACCGGCTTGCCCTTGCCCTTGGCCATAGCACAGCACCAGCGCGGGCGCCTTGTTTTCTACCAACGGGTGCTGCTGCTGCGCCGAAAACAGCACGACCGGCACGCGAAACCGCTGCGCCAAAATCCACAGGTCCAGATGCGTCATGTAGTGAAACGAGTTCAAGACAAAGTCTTCCACGTTGGCAGCCAGCACCCTGCGATTGGCAGTCAAGTGTTTGTGGTAGTTCATCATCTGCACCTTGTGGGTGCGCATGAGTGCCACATACCGATCCACAAGAATGGTTTTCAGATCGCGCACGGTAATGTCGGCGTACTCGGCATTTTCTTCGCGCAAAATGGAGAGAAATGCTTCAAACGTGCATTCCCCCTCGGCCTTCTCAAATGACAGCAGTTTCATGTCCGCCGGAAAATAGTGCGCACTGGCGCGCCCGGTCACCGGCTTCAATGTAACCGGGGCGCACATGGCGCCCTCACTGCCTTCGGATTCTGCGTATGCATTGGACGGAATTTCTCCCGGATTCAAATCCGGATTTGCGGTTTGGTGCGTGTTGTATCGCGCAAATCGGTTCACGGTGCCGCCGCCGGGTTCCAAATGGTCAAAGTAGGACTCCAGTTGCGAATGAAACAGCATGATTTCATCGGGGTGCAGGTCGTACGGGATCGGGGACAGCGACGTCAAGGAGGACGACGCCGATAAAATGAAGCGCCGCACGCGCGTGTAACGCAGCAACTCATCCGCCAATTTGCCGTAGTAAAACGTGCGATTGTCCATTCCGTTCACCAAGTTTTGGTGCGGCAAAAGGATGGTGCATTCCTTATCCCCCGCATTCACCGTGCGCAGGCAACTGTTTGCGCCGTATTCAATCCGGCCTTCGGCCGAAATGCAGCGCATGAAGGCAGTGGATTCGCGCTTGAACCCGTTTTCGGCGATGAAGGCCTCCAGTGCGCCGGCTTGCATTGCCGTGAAGTGTATCACCGGGTCGCCCATCTCTCGGCAAATCCGCATGAGTTCGCGAATGTTGGCGCCGTGGTCCAAGGAGCCGTTGAACACAATGTCCTCAATGCGCTTCTTTTTGTCCATGTTTTTCACCTTGTTCACCATGATGCGCATGGAGTTGCGAAACATGTTGTACATGTCGGTTTCCAGTTGGATGCGCTGCACGTACTGCACGCGCGCCCCATCTTCGCCGCCGATGGACATTATCGCATCCACCGCGTTGGGATTGGGCGTGTTGTATGCGATAATGTCCATCGGCGGCGTGGTTTTGATGGCGGGAATCATCGGTTCCGGAATGTGCGGCCGAATTTCCATGAACTGGTTGGTCTCGGTCAGGATCCCGATCAAGTGCTCGTCATCCACCACTTTGATGCGCGGCAGGCACGGGATTTTGCCCTTGGTTTCTTTGCTGACAAACGCCAGGAACGCCAGCGTGTCTGCGTAAGAGCCCCAGATGTCGGGGTCGTCCATCATCACCAGGTCAAACTCCAGGTCTTCCACGTCCGACGTCAGCGGGGACGCGGCGGTCATGATGATGCCGGAGTGCGACCCCTTTTGAGCCGCGAGGCCGATGATTTTGGAGTCGTAGTTCAGCACCAGCTCGTTCACCAAGATGCCGTGGCGTTTGAGAACGGCCATGGCCTCCGATGCCGGTATGTTGTATTTGAAGGTGTACGGTTTGATGCCGGCATTCGGCACGCTGACCGGGTTGCAGCCGGGGAAAACGCTGTCCTTGATCAATTCTATCATGACCTTCAAATTGGGCATGAGGTTGGCGGCCGACAAACTGAATGACGTCTTCACGTCGGTCTTTTTTGCGTCGTCGTTGTCGGTGTATTGGAACACGGGCTCGTAGTAGTTGTACTGCTTGATCAGCACCACCGTCATTTTTCGCGGGTCAAAAAAGTTGTTGGAGTAGTGATTGGACGGACAAACGATGTTGAGCGCGTCGCTGTTGTCGTCCTTGGGAACCTCCAGAATGATGAGGTTGAACCCCACCTTCTGCGTGAATATTTTCGGGTTGAGCGTCGTGAAAATGTCCCACATGTACGTGTGGTCAATCACGCTGTCGTTGCTTTCAATGAATTGCCGGAAGTTCTCGTATGCGTTGATCGTGTTGCGCATGGCGGCCTCCATTCGGTCCCTCGTTTTTGCGCCTTTGTCCTTCATGGCGGCCTTCATTTTCTGCACGTATTTGGTTTTGTTATATATGGATGCCGAGGCGTGCACTTCTTTTTCTTGGCCGGGGGCGGGTTGAAACGCGTCCACCAGCGTGCCGTTTTGATACGTCAGGAATGAATCCAGCGTGATGCCGTCCAAGATCAGCTGTTTCATTTCCACGATGGTTTTCGGCCGGCGGTCTTGGCGCAGCGCCGCCATGCACGCAATGAACGACTGCAGTTCACTCAACTGCGACGGTTTCTCGTCGCGTCCCATGGCATCCTTGTCCCACTCTTGCACGCCGCTGCGCAACAAGCAGCGCACCCCCTTTTTCAGCGCCTTGTTGGTGTTGCTCACGTGGCAAGTGCTGTTGTCGTAATTCAGAAACTGCTGCACGGACTGCGGCAAGTAGCCGCGACGGCCCTGCGGAATCGGGAACTTGTCCGGTCCCACAATGTACTCATCGGGTGCCTTTTGTGGGGGTGGGGCGGGCGGCGGGTCCACTACAGGCGGCGGCGGCGGCGGCGGGGCTTCGTTGGGTTCCGCTTCGTTGGGTTCCGCTTCGTTGGAGCCCTTTGCCACTCGCAACTTGTCTTCGCACGTTTTCAAATCCGCAAATTGTTGTTTTTTTTTGAAGCAGCACGGCACGCACAAGCCGCTGGGATGCACGCTCGTGTTCAAAAACCCGGGGTAGTGCGGAATGTAGCCCTTGGCACCCATGTGCTCCTTGCCATAATCGTTGAACTCAAATATGTACTTGTCCAGCGTGACTTCCTTGTCCTTTTTTCCAATCACGTGCTGGGCCAAGCCCTTGTCTTGAACCTCTTGTTCCGTCATGGGACGCCGGTCCTTGAAGCTCCAGTAGCGCGGACACATGTAGTAGTACTTGTTGTCGGGGTCGGACCCGTATTCCAGCGCGTCTTTCAACAGGGGGCGCATTTCCGGGTCGGCATTCAAGTCGTCGTATTCTTTTTTGGACAGCACCACCGGCTGCCGCTTGATGTTGGACTGGCAGTTGGTGGAGTAGGTGTCATAATTCCCCGACTTTTTGGAGAGAAACAGGATGGGCTCGCTCTTTTGCAGCTTGTATTCAAACGGGTTGGGATTTTTCAGCGACAGCGGTGCGTACGGTTTTCGTTTTTCTCCTTCCTCCTCTTCCTCTTCCCCTTCCTCTTCCTCTTCCTCATCGGACCCCTGTGCCTTGGCTGGTGGTGCCTTGGCTGCTGGTGCCTTGGCTGCTGGTGCCTTGGCTGCTGGTGCCTTGGCCTGTGCCTTGGGAGCACCGCCCGATTGAGAACTGGAAACCGATGACGATCCCGAACCGGAACCGGAACCGGAACCGAAGTCGTCCATGAGGTCCAGCACGTCGCCCAATCCCGCGTATTCATCCTCTTCGGGTTGCTCACCCACGCCCTCGGCTTCACGCTCTTGTGCGCGTTCCAGTGCAATGCGGTCTTCAAACGACAAGTCCGATACGAATTCTTGAACGCCTTCCGCGACGTTTTCCGGGTCTTCGTTCAACTCTTTCAGTTCAATCACGGCGCGTTTGCCGCGTTTGGCGCACACCCGCTCCATGTCGGCCAGCGGCACACGCGTGGTGCGGTCGCCCTTGCGGTCCCGGTACATGGCAATCCGAATCAGTGCATCCAAGTAAATTTCCAACAGCCGCAGGTACCACACTTGCGTAATGTCGCTGATTTCAATGTGCAGGTCCGTGTTTTCCCGCCGCAGCACGGTCAAAAACCCGGGTTGTTTAATGCGCGCGCGTCGGTGCGAGGCGGTTTCCAGCACTTGTTCTTGCGCCCGGTAGTCGGCCACGCGCTGCATGGCCGCCTCCTCGCCCTTTACCAGCCGGTTCTTCACCAGTCCGGACACGATGCTGGCCACCGTGGCGTCCTTCCGCAGGCGTTCTGCAATGTACGCCTCCGCCCCGAACCGCTCGTCATAATTGGACACGCGCTTGTACCGCATGCTCACCTCGTCGGCGGTCTCGTCAATGACGGTGAAAACGGAGGACACGCAGCCCATGATGCTTTGCAACCGAATCATCGGGACGTCCGTCAAATAGGCGGCGTACACAATGTCTATTACTTCCACGCTGGGCACCGCAATGCTGCAGAACCGCTCAAGGCTGTTGCCACTTGCGCTCTGCAAAAAGTCGCGCGCTTCGTCCAGCAGGGGGTTCAAGCACTCCCGCAACACGTGATCCGTTGGGTTGTTGTACGCCTGCCCGTACTGCAGTGCCTGCCGAAAATGCGCTTTCACGTGCACGTTGGCTTCCGCGTCAAATTCGCACACCACTTCGCACATGCTGCCGCCAATGCGGTGTTCCATGTAAGCCGCCACCCGTCGGCGTTTGCCCATTTCGCCGTCCAGCCGCATGATCTTGGCTTTTGACAGGGCCGGAATGCGGTTCCCGTTTTTGGCAACCGTGGGGGCGTACATGCGGTACACCCGTTCCCGCTGCTCTTGCGGGTTGTATTTGATGACCGGCGTTGTTTTTGCGCTGTGCAGCACCTTGAACAAGCTGTCCAGCGGCATGACAAATCGGGTCACGGGCCGCATGATGAAGTGCACCGACTTGATTCCGCGTTCGGCGTACCGCAACTCCTCCGGGGTTTGCCGTTCCCGGTAAACGTCATACAGCATGTCCACCGCCGCGGCTTGCTGCATGAAGGCGTCGTCAATCAAAGGGCGCGACTCGTCCAGCAGCGCCTGCCGGCGCTCCGCCAGCTCTTCCGGCGACGCAATGCCCTTTTCGTGCAAATACGGGTAATACAGCTTGATCTTTGCCGCCGCGTCGTCCGCACCCGCGCTCGCATCCGACAACAGCACGTCACCCGCGCAACACACGTGAATCACGTTTTCATGAATGACCCCGTATTCCAGCAGCACCGTTTTGTTCTTGGTTTTCACTAAATCTTGGTGCGCCTTTTTCAAAAAGGGGTCCATGATGGGCTGGGTCGGGTCGGCCGGCATGGGGTACTCGTACTGCAGGGTTTGGCCCAGCGGCACGTCCATCCGCAAGCCGTCGCTGTTTTGAACCGCCAGCAAAAATTCGGACAGTTCGTCGGCAGCGTAGTCCGTGGTTTCCTGGGACCCGCTGATGCTGGCGCAGAGCGCTTCAGCCAGGTGCGGGCTCTTCAAATTCTGGCACAGGGTCACCAACCGGTGGCGCGAAATGGGGAACCGATGCCCGCACGTCAAAAGGCGGATCGTGCGTTCCACTGTCAGAAACGGCTGCACGCTGGCAAAGAGGTAGAGCTCGTCGTACGACACGGACTGCAGCTCCACGAGCAGTTTGCGCTTAATGGTTTCTACGGTGTCGTCGGGGTGGATGCGCTGGCTGGAGTAGATGACGCGATCGCTGGGTGGCGGTGCGCCTTCCTCCTGCGGACCGAACACGATGGTTGTGCCTTTTGCCGCAATGCTGGCAATGTAGATCGGCTCCATTGTTTTGGGTTATGCACAATTATATAATTATTGATATTATATAATGATTTTAAATACAAATAATGCCCATGTTACGATTCAAACTCATTGTGGCCATGTGTCCGAATGGCGGGATTGGTTACAAGGGCGGGTTGCCGTGGCCGCACTGCAAGGCCGACATGGCCCATTTTGCCAAGCGAACCACCGGCGGCGGCAACAATGCGGTCATCATGGGCGCGAAAACGTGGGACAGCATTCCTGTGCGGCCCTTGCGACGACGCGCCAACTTAATTCTCTCGTCTCAAACACATGAAGAAAAACAAATGCGCCCAGACCAGTCGGAGCAGTCTGTCCAGTCGGCACACTGGTTTAGAACCGTGCCCGACTTGTTCGCGCATTTAGACGCCGCAAACTACGACGAAGTGTGGATCATTGGCGGCGCCAGCATTTACGAGCAGTTTTTGGCCATGCATGCAACCGGCGAAATCAACATTGATGAAATGTGCGTTACCACGATGGAAGGCGTGTATAGCTGCGACACGTTTTTTCCGATGCAATTCATTAAAAAATAAGTTCATATTATAGAACACGTATTATAGAACAATGTTTAGTGGGTTTAGTAATATATTTAAACCTAAGCCGCAAGAAGTAACATCAGTCGCAGCACCAGTAGCACCAGTAAAACCAGCTGCAGTAGCACCAGTAGCACCAGTAGCAGTAGCACCAGTAGCACCAGTAGCACCAGTAGCAGTAGCACCAGTAGCACCAGTAGCACCAGTAAAACCAGCTGCAGTAACACCAGTATCAACCTCTGTGCCGAATCACGATGTTAATTATTTCATTGCATGGTGGGCGACGGCTTATGCACGGTTGGCGTATTTAAACCCCCAGCAGTTTTTAGGAAGATACACTCAAATCTTTGGAGCAGCGATGGGAAAAGCGAATGATGGCACTAATGCAAGTGCAAATGATGGTAGCGGCGGTGCATTGCCAACCACAAGCATTCTTTCTAAAATGCAGGCACAAGCAACAACCAACGGACTCATGGGATTGCTGGATGATAAAACCATGTTGGGACTTTCAACTGCAAATGTGGGCGAAAAACGGTGGGGTCTGAATGTGATTCCAGTAGATGGAATTAACACTTCCACCCCGCAAACGCCCACGCTGACGTTGGATTGCGTCACCAATTATAATGCACAAGGTGACCGATCGGATGTATTTGGTCCGGCGACAGACCCCAACATTCAATCTTGGTCTGAACGAGTGAACATTATTTTAGGCGAGCGCCGAATTTCCGACACGGATTTGAACTGTGCTCCATCTCTGCCACTTTCACAAAACCCGATGCTTGTGTTTCGCGCTATTTCGGATTCAAACTATGGAACAACCTACGTGTTTGGAGACAAACGCGCACCTAAATTGGTGTGGATTGTGTTTCGCGGAACTGCCAATGGAAAGTCGGCAATGTCATACACTCGGCCGGGATCTCTTCTTCCAACCAAATTTATTGAGTTTTTCAGTGCAATTGAAAGTGGGTTGGAAGGCATTTTTAAAATTTTACAGGAACAAATTCACATGATCATTCAAATGGCAGCAGATGTTGCCAGAGAATTGAATCAATTGAATCCAGGACAAGCAATTGCACGAGGTTCAATCAAGTTGCAAGTAACAGGGCATTCGCTCGGTGGAGCCTTGGCAACTGCATTTGCCGGAGAATATGTTCAGCAAATTTCTCCTTATTTCAATGGAACCGAACTTGCCATGTTTGACACCAGTATTGGTTGCTGGTCAATTGCATCACCACGCATATTTGGGGAAACACAGGCAGCGCTTTTTTGTTGTTTAACTCAATCAAAAACAGCATGCAACAATGACCCGAATGCTTCAAATTACGTGAAAGTTGATTTCAACGTGAAAGGAAGAATCGCGTACTTGCGCGTAGTGACAGCACTAGACATCGTGACTGCATTGCCCAAGGGAAACGGGTATGCACACCCATGTTCGGATTTCAAAAATGGTGACGAACGAACAATGGTGACAATGGACTGCGACATAGACAACGGATTTGTCACAAACAAAAGGTCAAAACGATGTGTAAGCCAAAAACGCCCTGCCATGACTGCCGATTTTTTAAAAGCCCCCAAATGCACTGACCAACAAAAATCAACATTCAGCATGTCTTCCATTTTTTATCATTTGACGTATTGTGGGATCATGTTTGCGGGTGGGGTGGACATGGATTCCATTATGAATCTTGATGTGGAACGATTGGAACCACAAGACGTTAATAAGGTGGCTGCAACAGGAATCAAGGTTTCAAAGGGGGACACAATGATGCGGATTGTATTTTACAATGGTGTCGCCAATGCAAAGTGTTCATTTTTTGATCTGGTGCCACTTCGTGCGCTTGATGCTGCTCCTGCCGCTGCTCCCGCCGCTGCTCCCGCCGCTAAATCGTCGTTTTTTTCATTTGGAAAGAAACCTGATGCACCGAATGTACAGTCCAATCTGAAAGAAGATGCCGGTATAACATCAAAGTTCGTCAGTGATTTCAAAACCGCAATTTTTGGAGACACTAAGTATGATTACGCCATATTGGATTCAACCAAAGTCCCACCGATTCACTATTCGGAGACATCGTATTTGTATCCTTTGCCATCCGGCACCACATCTGTGAATTACAAGTGTTATTTCACAAAAGGAAAAAGTGAAGGGCCACCCATTGCAGCCGATGATCAAGATGTGGCAGGTGCAATTGCAACACATCTATCTATAGTTGAGCGGCCTGAAATACCTGTCACTGTCACTGGCGGAAGACGCACACGTCGCCGTTGCAACCGACGCAAAACCCAAAAAATAAATAAAAAGCGAAAGCTGCATGTGTCACGTGGTAAAAAACATTAACAATCCGCGATAATGTGTTCATTTCATGCAAATTAATGTATGCAATTAACATAGCCACGAAGCCATATTAATCACGAAGCCAAAAAATCAATGACAAATGTATTTCAACATGCATTTAGCATGGTGTCATTTGCATACACCATGACGCTGCTCGTCTCGTACATGCTCATCATGACCTGCATTCTAACCGTGTGCAACCTTTTAAGCACCGTTCTATCGGAAAAAATGGTGCACCTGATCAAACGAGTCATGTCTTCCTGTGCAAATGGGGTGTTCAAGTATTTTGCATTGCAGCCCTCGTGCGAGTACTTGAACGACACTTGTGAAAACATGCGCCACTATAAAAACAAAACAATCAAGTCAATCAAACTGTATTACCGTCGTGTCCCTAAAAAGTTGCTCAGTTTGTACAATAAAATGACTCTGTGTCGTTTGCATCCCTTGTTCATTGAAATGACGATGGAATGCACCAAATCAGAACATTGCATGACGACAATCTCCGATTATTTGCGCCAGAATGCAGAAAGGTTGCCGTTTCATTGTGGTCTCATATTTGAAATGGAAGACGGGGCACATTTAATGCTGGATAAAACATCCACTGTTACGCTGATCAAAATGAAGGATCCACACATAAAAAACGCGGTGATAAAGCCCGTTTCTCTCGGCGACGGAGATTTGAAACGTGTTTTCACGCTGGGTGCATTCATTGATGCCGGAAAGCGGCGCATGAAGGACGAACATTGGTTTCAGTGGGACTTCAAACACAATTGCTTTTACGTGACCAAGCGTCTGCTCGTGAAAAATGGGATTTATTCAGAAGAAGAGCATGAAATGTCACGCTACTACACGCAAATGCAACGCATGCACGATGCATCTAAAACATTTAGTTACTCTGAAAATTTGGAGTTATTTGTGCAACTCCAGGCGCGCACGGTTGCATGCAATCTTGATTTTGTTGATAAAATAAATCGCATTTTAATGTATTCATTCAATTGATCCATGGTTCATGGTTCATGCATTACATTTAATGCATGAAATTAATATACCTGAAACATATAATTCAATTATAATTCAATAATCACTAATCAATGAGTTGTTTATTCAACAGTCTCTCGTATTTCATCCCGCAAACCGACCCGCAGGCCATTCGCGCACGCATTTGCGACTACTTGCAGGCCAATTCACCGATCATTGACGGCATGGCCACGCACGACGTGCTGCAACTGGATTCTGGATCGTCGCCGGATCAATACATTGGCGCCATGCGCACATTAACCACTTGGGGCGGCGCCATTGAGATTCAGGCCGCGTGCGCCATTTGGAACGCGCGCATTGTGGTGCACGACATCCGAAAAGGCAACGGCCAATGTCAAAAGCAAACCATTGAGTTCTTGCCGGTTTCCACCAATGCAATCAATGCACCCGATAAGACGTTCACGCTAGAATGGAGCGGCGGGCACTACGAGCCGGTCCGGCATTCATTATAACAGTATAATGAATCATCCTCCTCCGGCTGCTGGTGATAATGCTACTTCTGATGGTTGTGCTACTGCTTTTGGTGGTTGTTTCATGACCGGCATGTTATTTAGGTTTGCATTTTTTGCATTTTTTGCATTTATTGTATTTGTTTCACTTGGTATTGTTGCATTTGTTGCAGATGGCGTTGCACTTGTATTTGATGGACTTGATGTATTTGATGGCATTGCACTTGATTGTGTTGGCGTTGCACTTGATTGTGTTGGCGGTGCACTTTGCACAACACTTTGCACATCACTTGATGGCGTTGCACTTGATGGCGTTGCACTTGATGGCGGTGCACTTAATGCATTTGGTGATGGTTTTACACTTGATTGCGTTGCATTTTGCACAACACTTTGCACATCGTTTGATGGCGGTGCACTTGATACACTTGATTGCGGTGCACTTGTATTTGATGGCGTTGCACTTGTTGCACTTGATGTTGTACTTGATTTGTCCGCATCAAACGCGTCCTTAACAGCGTTGGCAAATGTTGTTGCCTCAGTTGCATTCAGTATTGGCTTTGTTTTATAATTTTCAACAACCGCCTTCAATTTGGTCATTTTGTTAAACAACTCACCGGTCACCACATTTTCTGCTTGATCAAATGATTTCAGCATGCCATTTCGTACATTTTCTGCAGTGGTGTTAAAAATTGCATCACATTTTGAATTATTTGCATCTGTTTTTAACATGCATGTATCATACGTTTTTTTAGACTGTAACAATGGATACACAAATGCACCTTCAACCATGGAAATGAATTTGGAATTCGTAAACACAAGGGCTTGCAATTTTTTCAATTCTTCTTTTTTATCATTCACCAAAAGTTGCAGTGCCACCGTGGTGTAAGTGGTTGAAAACGATGCAGAAAATATGCCGACATACAGTGCAAGATACGTAACCGCTTCGTTCAACTCCTGCACAAATTTAGGTGCACTGAATATGATGTTCTTTTTAATAAATTTGGTCACCCTAGTCCATAAAGTAATGGTGGGTTTGTCTGTTGCATCATCCACTTCGCTCGCGTTAGCCAATTCCGCTTTCACTTCACTTTCGGCTGCATTGAACCTATATTTCAATGTTTTTAAATCGGACAGTTCTTTCTTGATCTCTTCGTAACCGGTGGTGGGATCCAATAATTCGTCAAATTTTGCAAGGATGGCATCTAGCGCGAGCTGCACATCGCGCGTGTCGATTGGAAATCCATATGCAGCCGCAATGTGCATGGAAATTTCCACAATGCCGTTTAGTTTTTGAATGACTAAATACAATTCATCCATGACAAGGATCAATCCCTTGTATGCTTTTTGTTTTTCTTTTATCACCCTCCATGCGGCGGCGGCCACTAAAAGTGTGACCACGACTAAACCACCTGCTCCAAATGTACTAGCTGTTACAAGCCCTCCAATTGTTGTTATTGCAGCAGGGTTTGCTAAATAATTTCTGGCAATTGAGCCCAATGTGGTGATTGCGGCAACTGTTGCGGATGCTTTAATGACGTCGGATGATTTAATCGGTCCATCACCCGACTGACTTGGAGCAACGGGAGCAGCGGCGGCGGTTTTTTTAAACGGGTTCCATCCTCCCTTCATTTTGCGTGTTCTTTTGCATTTTGCGGCCTTTAAAATTAATTTATGTTTGGTTTTATGTTTTGTTTGATTGTTCATACGACAAATAGCGGTTGTATTGTATATTACATTTAAATTAATATTTTATATCAAAAATATAAATTCAACCGCTGTTTGTTAGTTGCTCAATCACATACAACCTGAAAAACTATATGCACGCCCTTCACGCGTCAAAGTAAGGGTTGTCGTTGATTTCAATGCCGCAGTACTGCTTCGGCTTCGCTTTGTAGTCCACGGGCTCGTAAATGTTGATTTCTGCGGCGTTTTGCAGCAGGAACTTGAAGTTCCGCCAGAACTCGTCCTTGTGCCCGATGCTCTCCGTCATAATGTGCGCCATTTCGTGCAGCGCAATGAACATGAGAGTGTTGGGATCAATGAGCTTGCCGCCCTCCTTCTTGGTGTTCAGGCAGAACGCCAGCTTCTCGCCCTTGTTCTCGCTATAAGCGGTGAATTCGCTGGTGGGCAGCGTTTCGCCCACTTGCTGCGGGTCAAAGCCGGCCACTAAGCGCCGCACGTTGTCTTGGTCGGGGTACGTCTTCTCCATGTGCTCCACCAGCTTCTTCATGTTCACGGTGCACTGCGCCAGCAAGTCGGCCGCCATAACCAGCTTGGCGCGCTCACGAACGCAGTACTTATTGCCGTCCACTTCGGACACCACGCACTTCAATTGGAATGCGTCCGAGCTTTGATACACGCGAATGCAGATTATGGCAATGAGTGCAATCAGCACGTATCCTAAAATGTTGAAATTCATTATGGGTCAACAAACAAACCGTGTAAAATGAAATGTATAATGAAATGTATAATGAAATGTATAATGGATTAATAAAAACATATTATTCCATTATTTTATAATTTTTGCGGTAAAAACAAAACAATTTCTCTCCACATCTTTATGCCATCATCATCATCTCCCATTATTGTTTCACGAATTTGTGCACCAGTCCGCACGCGTGCTGGGTTTCCCACACTCCGTAAATCGTGACCGCAAAGCTGAATGCACCGTGATTGCACGAATCGGCGCACACATTGCTGTTGTTGCAATCGTCGTCGTTGTTGTCATTGTTGCCATTGTTGCCATTGTTGCAATTGTTGCAATTGTTGCAATCGTCGTCATTGTTGCCATTGTTGCCATTGTTGTCATTGCAATCGTTGCCATCGTCACCATCGTTGCCCAGCGTGTCAAACAGTGAAGAATCGTGCACGGTGATGTGTCCCGTATGCAAACGATCCGAGATGGAATACACCCGCCGCAGTTCGGGCGCATGTTGCTGCATTACGTATTTATCCAGAATCAATTGTTCAATTGCGCGGAGGTTGTCCACATTGGAAGCGTGTTCGGGGTAGGTCGCGTCATATGTTACGGAATACTTGTTGCCGTTGCCGTTGCCGTTGTTGGCATGATGGTAAACGCTGCGAACCGATCGCATATTCAACACAAACCCTGCATTGTTCAATGTTATGTGGTTTGTTGAATACGCGAGGCGAGAGAATTTACCCGAATTAATTGCATTCGGGGTGACCGCTCCAAAATGCACATGATTTGCATTGAACTTATCGTTGTAAATGAAAAAACTCATGATTGTTTGATCCGTATCTTAATATTTGCATCTCCAATCTGTTTAAATGCATACCTTGGTATATAGTTATTACAATTTACCACCACCACCACCACCACCACCACCACCACCACAATCACAAATGAAGGACCATCCTCATTTTGAAGACTATGTGGAGGCAGTTCACGCGATGTCACTGCATCCCAAACTGAAGACCATTTACGCCACGGCGTTCCCGTCAAGCATAACCGACTTGCGCAACTTGATTTTTTACGGACCCAGCGAAACCGGCAAATACAGCCAAGTTCTTGCATGCATCAGCAAGTACAGTCCGAGCCACTTGAAGTACGAAAAACGGTTGACCATTGCGTGCAGCAACAAGGAACCCCAGACCCTTAAAATGAGCGACATTCACTTTGAGATTGACATGTCACTGCTGGGGTGCACATCCAAGGTGCTGTGGAATGAAATGCACAGCCAAATCGTGGACGTGGTCAGCGCGCGCCCCGACACCGTTGGAATCATCGTGTGCAAATACTTTCACAACATTCACAGCGAGTTGCTGGAAACGTTTTACAGCTACATGCACATGCCGTACCACAACAACATCCGCTTGAAATACATCCTGATTACGGAACACGTGGGATTCATTCCGAACAACATTTTGAACAGCTGCGAAATGGTGCCGGTTGCGCGCCCAACGGAACTCACGCACAAGAAATGCGCCAATGCCACGACGACGAACATGAGCCCCCTTGTGGGCACAAATTCCATGGCAAAGGAGCTGTTTGAGAACCTGTTGAACTACATTTGCAACGTGGATCAAATGCGGTTCGGACAGTTGAGAGACTTGTTGTACGACACGTTGATCTATGATTTGGACATCAACGAGTGCGCATGGTATCTCATATCCGAACTGAAAAAAAAGGGCCGGTTGCGGGATGAAAACATGTCCCACGTGTTGATTCAGACGCACAAATTCTTGCAGTATTACAACAACAATTACCGCCCAATTTACCACCTGGAAAATTTCGTGTTCATGCTGGTCAACACAATGTGTGAAAACCAAAAAAACAGCATAAACACAACCGCGTAAAATAAACATCTGTTAATCTAATCGCAATGCAACCCGCAAAAGCGCGCGAACTCATGGGCGTGTCGCGTGACTGTTCGTTGCGCGAGTTGAACAAGCGATATCGCATCCTCGCGCTCCGGCTGCATCCCGACAAGAATGGGGATGCCCCCGAAGCAACCCTCGCGTTCCAGGAGTTGAATGCGGCGTATCAACTGTTACTATCCAGCGCGCCGGCAAATGATGCAAATGATGCAAATGATGCAAATGATGCAAACGATGCATCGGAGTCCAATACAACCTACATCAACATTTTCATGAGTTTTATAAAATCTCTCTTTCGCACCACCAAGTCCGTGGATGTGGATGATAACGCGGTGTTGGAACTGTTGTATCGCATCATTCACGACTACGCATCGGCGTCCGTGACTGCCGCACTGGACGCGCTGGACCCCTCCGTGCTGTTTCAACTCTACGAAACGCTGGAGCAGTACAACGCATGCATTCGCATGGATGCCCGCATTTTCAAGGAAATCACAAACATGATCCGAGAGAAAATGCAGAAAAACAACATCATTGTTTTAAACCCTTCTCTCAAAGACGTCTTACAGAATAACATTTCGGTGCTGCAGTATGCGAATCAAACCTTTTACGTGCCGCTGTGGCACAGCGAGTTGCACTACCGCGTGGATGACGACGGTTCGGATAAGCAGCTCATCGTGAAATGCATGCCCGTCCTGCCGGACCACATGTCCATTGACGTGAATAACGAGCTGCACATTGATGTTCGGGCGGACATCAAGGAACTGTTGAACCGCAGCAGCAGCAGCGGCAGCAGCGGAGCGTTGCGCATTCCGTTGTACGACAACGTGTGCCTGGAGGTGAACACGGCAGACCTGCGCATCATGCCGCGACAAACGGTGGTGCTGCAAAACAATGTGCACGGCATTTCTCTCATTTGTGCAACCGACATTTACGAAGTGAAGAACCGGGCGCCCATATGCGTGCACGTGTGCCTGGTTTAAACGGCAGCAGCCCCCGAAAAACACCGCGCAAAGTTGTACACAATGTACTGCATGATGTGGTCAATGTTGCAATCGTTTGCGTGCATGACGTTTTCCAGTTTGTTGAGGAGGTCTTGCGTCACCAGCTCGGGATGCTGGCGGATGATGTGGTTGGCATATATTTTTATCATGTGCTTGCGGTCCAGGTTGCATCGGTGGCTCATGTGCTTGAGCTTGTCGCACACGGATTGAAGGTTGGTGGTGCCTTTTTTTAAGTCGGCGGTGATTTCGTCCCAGTTGGCTCCGGTTGCGATGGCAAAGTTGGAGTGGTGCACGTCCTGGTTGGTTTGCATGTAGTTGATCATGCTGCGGATGTCGGAGTTGAACTGTTTTTGGATGGAGAGGATGGTGTCATCGGTGAGGTTGAGCCCCTCGGACGTGCTGACCTTGCGCATGAATTCAATGATGTCTTGAACCGGCAACTGGTTGAAGCGGAGGCGGACGAATTCGGTTTGCAGCGCTTCGTCAATGCGGCTGATGTAGTTGCATATGAGGCAAAACCGCACGTTGTGCTGGGAGTAGTTGTAGCTGTTCAGCAAGTAGCGCAGGGCGGTTTGTGCGTTCTTGGTCATGTAGTCCACTTCATCCAGAATGACGAACTTGGTGCCGGAGCCAAAGAGCGACCGCGTGGTGACGAAGCCGTTGATTTGATTGCGGATGATGTCAATGCCGCGCTCGTCGGAAGCGTTCAGGTGGATCATGAACCCGCCGTTCGTGTGGTGCATGGTGGCTCGCTGGTACTCGTTCACAAGGTTGATGATGGTGGTGGTTTTGCCGGTGCCGGGGGGGCCGTAAAACAGCAGGTTGGGGAAATGCCCGGTGGTGATGATGTTGCGCAGCATGAGTTTATTGAGCGGGTCCAGCACAATGTCATCAAAGTGGGACGGCCTGTATTTTTCCACCCACGGCGTTGACTTGTTTGTTGGCGGCAGCGGTGAATTCATGATTGTGTTGTGTGTTGTGTGTTATTGAAACCAATTGCACGTATTTTTATATTGATATTTGCAAATTCACATACATGTCCGAATGATGACATGAGTATGAGTTTTAAGGAAAAAATTGATGAATAAAATGTTGGTCCCAATTTAGAAGAAAACAATCTTCGCTTTATCATTTGGTATGCCCGGATATTTGGAATTAGCAATCGGACCCATGTTTTCAGGAAAAACCACGTGGCTCACCAACGTGTACAAGCAGTGCACGTTTTGCAACATGCGCGTGGTGGTTGTCAACTATGTCGGAGACACGCGCTACGCTGCGGCCGAAGATGCGCTGCTTTCCACGCACGACCGCACCATGATCCCCTGCATCATGTGCAGCACGGTTGAAGAACTGGAAACCAAGCACGCGGCGGATGTGGCGGCGGCGGATGTGCTGCTGATCAACGAGGGCCAGTTCTTTCCCGACATCCTGCGCATATTGAAGTTTGTGGATGCGGGCAAGCGAGTGTACACGTGTGGGTTGGACGGAGACTTTGAGAAAAAACGCATTGGGTCGTTCCTGGATTTGATTCCGCATTGCGACAAGGTGTGCAAACTGACGTCGCTTTGCAGCATTTGCCGTAATGGAAAAGAAGCCATTTTCAGTTTCAGAATCACCGCAGAAAAAGACCAAATTGTGATCGGATCCGACAATTACATACCCCTGTGTCGGGGGTGTTATCACACCGAAACGGAGAAAAAATATAACAAAACAACTTAAAATGTTTGACATACGTGATGTATAATAAATAACCAGTTTGTTGCTTGATTTTTATATTTTTTAACAATGCCGTCAAGAGTTAAGAAAGCAGCGCCAACCGTGAGCGAAACACTAGAAACAGCAGCTCCTGAAATAAAATCCACTCCAAAAAAACGAGCAGCTAAACCAACAGCACCAATACCAGCAGCAACACCAATACCAGCAGCAACACCAATACCAGCAGCAACACCAATAACGGCACCACAAAAAAAGAAAAAACCAAACAAAAAAACGGATGAAACTAATGCAATCATTGTAGAAAGCGTGCAATTGGAAAGTGCAACGACCTCAACAAGTGCAACGACCTCAACAAGTGCAACGACCTCAACAAGTGCAACGACCTCAACAAGTGCAACAACTTCAATAAAAAAACGCGGGCGAAAACCAAAAGGCGGCAAGTTGATACAAAACTTGATAAATGATAATGCAACCGTTGACGTGTTGCCCAATATCATTTTGCATTTGAAATGCAGTGCCACTGACATACAGTCAAACGCATTGATTGCCTCAAACGACAGCTTCAAACCCGGAGACGTGGTTTCGTTCAGCGCAATGGACCCCAAGGGATCCGATTTGAATGATTCGTACCAATCACAAATAAACACCATTGTGTCCGGAGGAGGAGACAACACCTCCAAGACCAGTGGGGACATGCCGCTAATCGGAACCAATGCATACAGTTATTTGAATGGCAACGGATCGGACGACGACGACGATGACGACGACGACGGCAACCATTCCACAAAGGACATCTTGAAAAAGTTGAACCATCTCAAAACGTCGTTTCATCGCAGCGATGTGTTTCAAGCGATCGGTGCAGCCCCACGCCGGTCCTGCTGTTTTTGGGACACGTGCGAATTTGACACGCCGCCCATTTATTTGCCCAAATCGGTTTCAAACAATGGGGGGTACGTGGTGTACGCCTGTTTTTGCAGCCCGGAGTGTGCGTTGGCGTATTTGATGAATGAACGGGTCGACACGTCGGTCAAGTTTGAACGGTGTCAAATGTTGAACGCCATGCACGGAAAAATAAATGTCAGCATCAAACCCGCGCCCAATCCGCAGTACACGTTGAACAAATTCTACGGCAATCTCTCCATTCAAGAGTATCGCAAGCTGTTTAAGAGTGAGCAAATCGTGTACGTGGTTAACAAACCGCTCACGCACATTCTGCCCGAAATTTACGAAGAGAACAACGACTTCATGCTGAACAACAAAATTATTCCGACAAACAACTACAAACCCAAGAAAAAAACGAGCGCGTTTGGATAATGTGCCACAAAGGCATTAATAATGAAAAATAAAAAAAAAATAAAAAATAAAATTGAAGTCAAGCCAATCATTTAGATTAAACATCAATACATGATTCAAGGAAATGGAACAAGTGAATTGCAGAGTAAAGTTGACGCCGCACTTGCGTCAAATGCTGAAACAATTATTGGATCAAGAAAGCGCGATTGCGGACCAATGCAACAAATGCATCCAGCAGTTTGCACGGCTGTCCAACGAGCTGCAACTCATGCTTCACGAGCACGACGCAGATGAACACGAACTCTCGTTAAAATGCGGCGAATTCATTCGGCGTCATGCAACACTGGAATGCGAGTGCGACACGACTGCCGGCGATGTGATGCTTGAAACAATCAATGCTGCAGCATCGTGTGACTGCATTTGCATTCAAGCAGCATGTTTTCGCATCATTCACAAATGGACGCCGCTGATGGACGCACTTCGCATGAAACTGCTGAAAATAAGGCGGTTGTGCAGGGCAAACGGATCACTTGGTGCGATTGAGGCGTGTATCAAAATTGAAAAAACCGTGCACAAACTAAAGACGACTTCGGAGTAGGTAAAGTATTCCATGTGGGTCTCTGATTTCATACGGAGGTTGTTGGTATTGTTGTTGTTGTGGTTGTGGTTGTGGTTGTGGTTGTGGTTGTGGTTGTTGTTGTGGTTGTTGTTGTTGTTGTGCGTGCATTTCTCTCTCTTTCTTCATTTTGATTTTTTCGTGCACGTCATGCAATGCATCCATGTATGTATGTATGTATATTGCCATGTTTTTATTTTGTTACTGCATGAATTAAAATCCGAATGATATATAATGCAATAATAATGTCATCATCGTCATCCGATTCCAGTTCTGAATCAGATTCAGACACCAGATTTTTGGGTCCAACCGATGCATTTGAATTTGAATATACCTTTGATCCAGCGGTGGTCACGCTGGCACTACTAGACCCACCTACAGAAGGGTCGGTCATTCCGGTTCGGCCAAATCCTCCAATCATGATTCCACCAAGGGACGGATTTTTCGTGCTTGCAACCTGTATTTTTCATGCCGAGATCGTACCGGAGGGAACGCTTATCCGGACCAAGCAGTGTCCAAGCAATCTGCGCATGATTGCCAAAAACAATTTAGGATGCCCGGACGGGACGCACAGGCGGTTCATGGATATTATGCCAACCATTATGCGAAACAATAAAACGGCAGAGGACATATTAAAAGAGTCCATGCTTACATGTTTATCTGGAGTAAGATCCACTTGCAGTGCATTTGAAGCTGCGCCCGCGCCCGAGTCTGCGGATCCGCGCCAACTAGCCAAAATGAAAAGCGAAGTCAAGCTGAAATGCCAAGACATTGAAAAAAGAATCAAAGGTGTTGGTGTCAATGGGTTAACCAAATTGAAAACCCCAAAAACACAACCCGAACAATTGGCCATTTTATTCAACGCGCATGAAAAAGGCAACGCATTGACTAATGTCGTTTCTTTCGGCACAATGTTGGCATTGAATGATTCTGTTTTGAATAAAACGAAGAGACTCAATGTGGAGCGTCTCATGAGCCAAATCAATTACATAGATTATGGTCTTCCAAAAACAAGATACATACCAAACAAAACATATCAATTGAATCAGTCATTTAATTTCACAAAAACAGGCAATGCAGTGGATGATTTCATTGATAATTTGTATGGTTGTTTGCATTTGGCGGTGGGATTGAGACTGGATGGCGCATCTTACACGGTGCAACTGAATGTTGACCTGCGCACACTAAAGGCAAGCGATACCATCACATTGGATGAAGTGGTCAAGCTGCTGGTGAGCCCAACATTGGCCCGTCGGGCGGTTGAATTGGTGTGTGAAAAGCATCCCGCATTAGATGTAAAACAAAGGGCGCTTATTGGCCTCAGTGAAAAGAAAGACACCTGGCAAGTGGCTTTATTTGATCACGGATGTTCTGAAATTAATGTGGAAGGCTATCCTGAACTCTTGTACACAGGTCCAGAACACAAAACCACTAAAAAAAAGAAGGGAAAAGTGGTTGTATTAAGCGCCCCCGCGCATGGGAGTAGACCGTCACGCACTCAAACAATCCGCCTAAAAAAGATGAAGCATTATTTGACACGCGATGAACCGGACGAGTTATTTACGACACTTATGAAGAAGCGCAAACGCAGCGACAGCAGTTCTAACAGTTCCAGTTCAAACGAAACCATAATTCCATCAACGCCCAAAGATGAGTTAAGCAGTAGTGGTGGCAGCAAACGAAGACAATGCAAACGAAGACAATGCAAACGCCGAACTCAACGAACTCAACGCCGTCGTCAACGGTGCAAACATTGACATTGAAAATGATTGCTGATTGCACTCATTTTTTTTTATTTTCTCTCGCCTTCAATATAACACATCTATCAAAAAACAAGACACAAGAAAAATGGCTGAACGAGGTTTAACCATGCTGGTGCACTCTGTCGTGATTGGCGTAGCGTTGTACGCCGTCATGGTGTTTCTTTTGAAGCAGTCTCCCGCAGTGGCGGAGAATCGCAGCGTTCTCATTGCTGCTGCCGTGCTCATATACATGATCGTGTTTGGTCACGGCCTCCCTGGACGCATTAACGCGCAGCTTTAAGCGACGGATTGGTTTGGAATTAGATAAGTATTTACATATACAGTCAATGCCCTTGCATATGTAAATGTTACAATTAACCACGTCATTCTGGGTTCACGTCCTCGTAGTCCAGCGCCCCTCCGTCATCCGCGTCGCCGTAGTCGTCATCGGTCGGCAATGCGCGCAAGCTGTACTCCTCGGCTTCCATTTGGGCCGCTTCGCGCTCCGCATCGCCGTCCAAGAACACTTCGCGCTGCATGTCGGACACGAAATCGCGCCGGCTGAGCTGCCGTTCCTTGCGCAGCTGCTGCTCCATTTCTTCGCGCTCGCGGTCGTAGGTGTCGCCCACGTACTGTCGCAGCCCCTTCTGCATGCCCACGTTCCAGTCGCCCATGCGGTGGTCCTTGAAAAACTTTTCAATTTCGCGCTGGTCCTTGGTCATGTTGTCAAAGCCCTCCACGATGAGCTCCTTCTCCTTGTCCTTGGTGCGGCGCACGCGCTCCTTGATGGTGTCGGCGTTCATGTCTGTCGCCGCGCGCTCGTCATCCACGATGTCGGCGTAAGCAAACAGCAGCTGCACAATGGTTTTGCCCACCACGGTCCGTTCTATTTGCAGGATTTGCACTTCTTCCATGACGCCGGTTTCGGCTTCTTCTGCGCGCAGCGTGGCGGCAACCAGCTCGTCCTCCTCCACCGGCACCGTTTCCGCAATGATGACGCCGTCGTAGTCCACCATGCGCGTGTGTTCGGCCAGCAGTTCCAGGAAAAAGTACTTGTGCAGAAGTTGCACGGTGCGCGTGTCAAACACGGAAAACGTGGTTTGGGTGGTTTGGGTGGTTTGTCGCGCCTTTTTTGGCGGCGCTTTGCGCGCAACAGCTGCAAAGAACGGAATCACGTTCATGAAGCGCAGGAGATCGCGCACCCTGCGCTGCATTTCGTTGAGAAGGGGCGCCAGCTGCCGGTCGCCGTAAAACTTATTTAGCCCGGCGTACGTGCGGGCAATGATGTTGCGCACGTCCTCGCGGTGCACGTTGCTGAGCCCCCAGTGCGCCGGCACCTTCACGCTGGTGGTGTCGCGCTGCACTTGGTTGCAAATCATGCCCGGAAACACGTCGGCCAAGGAATGCATGCAGTTTTGGGTGAATTGAATGGCGCGATGCAGGGTGGCGTCTTCGGATTCAAGCACGCCGGACGCTCGTTGCGGTGCAAACTCCATGAGCGTGCCAAACGCGGCCTTCAGCTTGGTGCGCTGCTTTGAAAAGTTCGGCACATTGGCCCGGTTGGCGTCCAAAAATGCCCCCACCTTGGCCCAGCGGTCGTCGCACAAGTTGCTCAAGTACGACTTGAATTCGCGCATTTCCGGCGTTTCTTCGGAGAGCGCCAGATCGTACGTGTCCATGACGGCCAGCACGTGCGTCTGCAACTCAACCGGAATGATTCCTTGCGCCTTTGCGTGCAACTCAGCCATCATGTCGCGCAGTTGCTGGTCGGCGGACCACTCGGGTTCGTCCAGCCGAAGGGGCACAATGTTTTCGGCGCACACCACTTGCATCATTTGCGTAAACGCCTCGCGCGTGAAATTGACGCCGCGGCGCTTCAACTTCTCAATCTGCGTGGTGACCGGATCGGACGCGTTGAACTCGTCGGGGGCGGGCTTGTTCAAGCAAAACAGCTGCAGCTGCGGCGGAACGGGGCGCAGGTTGTTGTAGTTGCAGAACGCCATGAACGCCATGTAAATGGTGCGCTCGTCAAACTGCGGCGGCAGCGCGGGGAACGCGGTCTTGCTGGACGTGGGGTCGTACAGCGTGGCCGCCTGACCCAACTGGATGACGCGGTCAATGACGGCCTGCGTCTTGGCGGCGTCGTCGTCGCATTCTCGGATGCCCGGGCGCTGGCGCACAAAAAAGTCCAGGGTGGTGCTGTCGCCGCCCTCTAAGCAGCACGCGTTCTGCAGGAAGGGCACGCCGCCCTCGGTCTGCGGCTTCAGCAGCAAGTGCGTGCGGTGCTTGCTGACCACCTCCTGCACCAGCTGCTGAATGCCGAGGGCGAAGTACATGACCTTGGCTCTCAACACACCCAGTTGTTCGGTTTGTTCGGCCTTGCCGCGGCGCAGGTTGTCGTCCAGCCGCTCCATGAACTGCGGGGACACTTGGTTGGTCGTGGGATTGACGACGCCACCCAGCGGCGGCAGAAACGTGGTCATGCGCCGGATGTCCAGTTCCACGGGCACGAGCTCGTCCGCGTGCTCTTTGAGGTACTCGCGCTTGAGCGCCAACCGGTCGCCGATTTCGCCGTTGGTCACCACGTACTTGTTCACAAAGAGCTTGATTTTGTCGGCAATGCCGGCTTCTTTCATGTCCTTGATGGCGCTCCACGGCTCCACGGACTTGCTCTTCAGCTGGTGCGCAATGCAGGCCACGTAGCGGATGCCGCTCATGTCTTCCTCGCCGAGCAGCGGGTACCCGACGAAGGAGCGCACGCACCCGGGCTGCGTCTTGTTGGTTTTGAGCGACGGGATGGCGGTTTGAATGGCCGCCGTTAAAAACGTGAGCGTGTACAGCAGCAGCGACTGGTGCAGCGACTCCTTGAACGCGGGCAAGCGCTTCTTCTCCTTCTCAAAATACGCCTGGGCCGCGCGGTTGTACTGTTCCTCCGATTTCATGGTGGCGTTCAGCGTGGCCATCGTTTTTTCCACGACGAACTCGCGCAACGGGTTCAAATCCACGTTCAAGTAGTTGCCCATGGACGTGACGACGTTGGAAACCATGACGGCGCGCGGGTTGTCGTACTTTTTGGGATCCACGGTGGATTTTGCGCCCGTCGTTGTTGTTGCTGTTGCTGCCGCTGTTGCGCCGCCCTCGTCGTCGTCCAGTGCACCCCGGAATTCGCTGCCCTCCTCGGTGGCGGACTCCAGATGCATGATGACGTAGCCGCTGTGCTTGTCCACAACCGCGTTGCCTTCGTCGCTGATTTCGCCCTGCTCTCGGCAAATGGTGCGCAGCGTGGAGTGGTAGGAAGCGGAAGAAGTGGAGGAAGCAGAGGAAGCAGAGAACGCCGCCGCCAGCCGGCGCAAAAAACTGGGTAACAGTTTGACATCGGTTTTTACGCAGTACAACCAGTGCGGGCTTTCGCCCAAGCGCTCGTTGGCCCCGCGCGTGTAACGCTCCGCGAAATTCAGAACGTCCGCGCTGCGTTTGACCAGGTCGGACTGCCCCAAAATGAGGGTTTTCAGGCGCTCGTAGGGGGACTGCAGAATGTCTTGGAAGTCGTCGGCGCTGACTTGGTGCCGCAGCTGCGCGTCGTTGTATTTCGTCATGCGCGCGTACTTCATGTGCCGCAGGCGCGGCAGCACGGTGTCATAGTATTTGAACTTGCCGTCAATGCGCTGCACGGTGCGTTCGCGGGTGTCGTCCGCGGTGGCGTTGAATTCCGCGTTCATTTCATCCAGCAGCCCTTCTTTCACGGCGTCGGCGGCCAACCCGTGGTCCATGCACGTCTGCTCCACGGTGAAACACTTCTCCTGCACGTTGCAGAAAAAGGCGGGGTCGTGCATGCTGACCCCCGTCGGAATGTTGGTGTCGCGGATCCACTGCTTGTTCTTGCGCACGTAGTACAGGTAGCGGTTGGTGCCGTCCGCGTTGTCCATTTCAATGACCGCGTACTGCCCGTCTTGCACGGGACGCTCCCCCAGCAGCATGGCCTCCACTTCCACGCCCGCCTGGCGGTCGTCCGGCACCTTCAGTTCGCGCTTTACCTCCTCCTTCAAAAACAGGATGAACTCCTCGCGCGGCATGGCTTGCTGCTGCGACTCGTAGCGCTTGATAAAGTCGTAACTGGTGCGGTCAAACCGGCGGTCAAACGCAATGTCCACGCCGTTGTCGTCCTCCAGCTCGTCCGAGTCGGCCAAGTACTGCTTGGCGATGACGATGTTGGCGCACTTGTTGGCGCCCTCCTCCTCCGCCTTGCGCTGCTTGAACTTGGCGGTCTGCTGGTTGAGCAACACCGCGAAATCAAACGACGTGAGCAAGTCCAGGTTGAGCCGCGCCACTGCGCACATGTAGAGCCGGGCGTTGTCCGCCACCAGCATGCGGTGCATCAATTCGGACGGGGTGAGCGCACGGCGCAAGCGCAGCTCCGCATCGGCCGCATCGGCGCGCTGGAACGCGGTGTCGCCGGCAATGTTGTACTGCTCCTTGGAAAAGCCGTACGTCTCAAACACGCTGCTTTCAGCCGCTTCGGCCTTGCCGCTCACCAGCAAGTTGTGCAGCAGGGAAACGCCGAGGTGCATGACGCCGTAGTTGTGGGTGCGCACCTTGTCGCTCTGGGTCTTGAGCAGCGCGTAGTTGCGCTTGTGGTCGCGGATGCGCTCGCGCAGGAAGGCCACCATGTCGGTGTATTGTCGGTGCGTGAGGTCGCGATGGTACACCATGAAGGGCTCCAAATAATTCACGATTTCGGAAAGGGAGAGGCTGCCGACGAGGTGTTTTTTGACGAGATCAAACAGCACGCGGGTGCGCGGCACCACGATGCGCAAGTACTCGGCGTAGCGGTCGGCGTCCGTGATTTCGGCATTCAGCACGTACTCCTTGATGTCGCTCAAAAAGTCGCGCGAATTGAAGGCGATGTGCTCGTCCAAGTCGTCAATGGTGCGCGTGCTGATGCGCGTGGTCTTGCGCAGGAGCTGCCAGTAATTCAGGTTGTGCTGGTTCAGCAACGACTTGTCCAGGATGCTGATGGCGTGCAAGTTGATGCGCGAAAACGAGACGGCGGGCTCGGGCAGCATGATGAACGACTTCAGCGTGAGCGAGTCGGCCGGCGTCATGGGCACCACGTCGGCCGTCATGCGGTTCGCAGTCATGGAAACGGTGTTCAAGCGCGTGAGCCCCAAGTTGTAGCGCTGCATGACAAAGCGGCGGGTCTTCAAGTCCTCGTTGAAAACCACGGAGGACTGGAGTTCGCCCAAGTTGTCAATCGCGGCTTCCAAATTGTCGCGCACGGCTGCGCTGTTCAAGTAATCTTCCTCGTATTCGGGCGGGGCGAACGGCGTGAACTGGTTCGTGCTCACCTTGTTCATGTAAGCGGCGTACGAATCGGCGCCGGCCTTGTAAGCGGCGTGCAGCTCGGACTGCTCCGTCAGCATCTGGGCCATCGTGATTTGAATGACGTCCTGCGACCCGGCGGATGACGACAACGAACCACCGGCATCCTCTGCCGCAGCACTGGCTTCCTCGTTCACGTACGTTTTTTTGCGACACGCCGCCACGGGCAGAATCCAATGCAGGCGCTGGTTCATTTTGCGCAGGGTGTCAATGAGCGGGCGGTGATCGGGGCCTTGCGTCAGCGGCGCGTGGGCATTTCCGCTGCGGTCAAACGTGGAAAACTGCTCGCGCAGCTGCTTGAACCGGGTGATGAGCGTGTGAATGCCGTTCAGCACGGTGTCGGTGCGCTGCGTGGCGGGCACGGCAGACAGGAGCGCGTTCAACAAGTCGTTGGTCTGCGATTCCAGGGTGTAGCGCTTGCGCTCGGCCGGCACGTCCACCATGAACGAAAACTCTTGCACGGCTTGCGACGCCATGATTTCGTCGGCGTCGTGCAGCATTTCTGCGATGGCGTTGCGCACCGCCGGAACCGCAATGTCCACGGTTTTTACAAGCCCGTCGTCAAAGGGATCTGAATCAGCAGCAGCAGCAGCAGCAGCAGCCGCCGCCTCTCCTTCATACACTGCTGCCGCTTCTGCCACTGCCGCTTCTGCCGCTTCTGCCGATGCCGCGCTGGAGGGCGGCGGACGGATGTTGATGCGTTCAATCGGCATGTGTTCCGGCAGCCCCTTGAACCCGAAATCAATGTAGATGACTTCGTTGTCGGGCACAATAGTAAGTTCAATCATGTCCTCGCCGTCTTCTAAATTGGAGATGCGTCCGGTGATGACGGTGGGGTGCTCGCCACCAAAGTAAATGTCCACCCACGTGTTTGGAATTAAGCCGTTCTGCCGGGCGTACCCCAGCTCCGGCGCATGGTCTAAAATGTTGATGTTGAAAATGGACTCGTCGGAAAAGGACCCCGTGTCCGCGTTGATGGTCAACGTGCGCGGCAGCATCGTTTCGGCATCAATGAGCCGAAGCTTGGATTCATCCAAGTAGTCAATCACATACACGTGGTTGTTCAAATCCTGGTTTTTAGCCTCAATTTGTATGATGTCGCCCAGCTTTAATTGCGCCGACATTCCAATTCAAACCTGATGATATATCTTAAGATAACTTTCTATTATATATTTTTAAAATGTATTTTTAAATTATATCCACACCACAAAAATGCCAACCTTAACCGAATTTTTTAGTATGATTGGATTGGGACCATCAAAACAACAACTACAAACAAATGAAGAAATTAAGAAATCGGGCCTCTCGGGTGCATTTGAGATGACAAATATGAATGCAAGCGGTGGAAAACGTCGCCGCCGCAAAGCGTCTAAGCGCAAGCGCAAAGCTTCTAAGCGCAAGTGCAAGGCGTCTCGTCGCAAATAAACATTCGTATTCAAATATTTAATCCAATGCAATAATATGTAAAAACCAAAAAATGTCCGTAAAACCCAAAAAACGAATTGCGCCCACTTTAGTGAACGAACTTCCCGCCGCGAACAACACCAACAACAATGCGTTTGAAGCCGCCGCTCAAAAGAAGAACCCGCTGGAAAATGCAGCCGACATGATTGCCATGCGCTACGGGATTTCGGCGGCGGCGGAAGCCCCGCAAATTGACGAAGCCGTGTTTGCAAAGAACCGCGCCATCGGAAAGAAAGTGGTTCCATTAAAGGAGTACTTTGAGCAAACTGCAAAAGACTTCAAAGAAAAAGAGGCGGTGAAAAAAGAGGAAACCGCTAAAAAAAAACGGGAGTATGCCAAGCTCACGCCATGCCAGCGGAAAATGAACACGCTGCAGCGAAACCTGGACGGCTACATTGGCACCTGCGACCGCAACCTTTCCAACGAGGCATTGATTGAAATGGCGGACAAGGCACGGTCCAAGGCACGGTCCAAGGCATCGGCATCATCCCCCGTCAAAAAAACCAGAACTAGAAAACCTAAACCCCAGACATCCATGTCTAGATCAAGCAGAAGCGCCAAGGGGTCGCAGTAAAAATCATTTATAAAATGAAGTTAAAGACATTCACTTTATGAACTATAACGTTACAAGACAACTTTTACCATCATCCATCTAATGGCATCCGTGACACCATCACCAATTGCGTCATCCTGGACCTATGATTTGAAGCGCGCCAGCCCCGACATTTTGCGCTCATTCAGCCTGATGTTTCATGACCCCCAAAGCGACGAACTGCAGTCGCTCCTGAAAAAATGCAATTTGACCAACAAGAAATGGAAAAGTGGCGCAAACGTGTATTCCATTCTGAAGTACGCCACGGGCACGCTCAAGTGCGACGAGTTGCAAACCCTCGGGCTTCTGCGATCCGTCGTGCTGGATGTGCATGGCAAGATCCTGGCGTATTCGCCGCCCAAGTGCGTGGACCCCTCTCCTTTGACCGGTCGTTTTTCAGATGACAACATCCGAGTGGAGGAGTTTGTGGAGGGCACCATGATCAACGTGTTTTACCATAAACCCAACGGACAAGAGGAAGGTGCGGAATGGGAACTGGCCACAAAGAGCTGCGTGGGAGCAAACATCGTGTTCCATTCGGTGCATAAGAAAGCAGAACCAGCAGAACCTAAGAAAACGTTTCGTCGCATGTTTTTGGAGTGCATGAACGAAGCCAATCTGACTTTTGACGCGCTGCAAAAGGACTGCAGTTACAGCTTTGTGATGCAGCACCCCAACAATCACATTGTGCGCGACATTGCAAACCCCACGCTGTACTTGATCGCCGTTTACAAAATAGACAACGAAGCCCTTACCGTGGAGGAGCAGTGCCGCGACGAGCACTTGGCCCGAATCAACGCATCCACCAACCATTGCACAGTGCGACTGCCGGTGCAGTACGACGGCATCGGGCTAAGCGAGCTGCGAGAAATGTACACCTCGCTGAATGCGCCGTACGATTTCCCTGGGCTGGTGTGCCGGGAGCGCAGCACTGGGGAGCGAAGCACTGGCGAGCGATTCAAGTTTCGCAACCCGAATTACGAGCGCATTAAGAACCTGCACGGCAGCGAACCCAAGCTGCAGTTCCAGTACCTGTCGTTGCGGCAGCAGGGCAAGGTGAAGGAGTATTTGAAGCTGCACCCCGAGCACGCCGTGGCGTTTCAGAAGTTCAAGGACCAGCTGCACGCGTACACAAACCAGCTGTTTGCAAACTACATCGGGTGCCACGTGAAAAAGGAGCGCCCCTTTGCCGAGTATCCCGCTGAATTCAAAACGCACATGTTCCGACTGCACGAGCGGTATTTGAACGAGCTGCGCGAAAAGAAGGAGCACATCACGCTGGGTCAGACCATTGCGTATATGAACGGTTTGCCTCCGTCACACCAGATCTACGCGCTGAATTACGGAGTGCGAAAAGCGTGCTTAGAAAAAACAAAGGCATGATTGAAATGATTTGAATGCATGCACACAAAAAAACAAACAAATTTTAATTTTTGGTTTTAGAATCAAACATTAAAATACTAAATGCGAAACGCTACGCTTAGTCCCGGTAGGAGGGGTGCGGGGAACGTAGTTCCCCGGTAGGAGGGGTGCGGGGAACGTAGTTCCCCGGTAGGAGGGGTGCGGGGCCAAAGGCTACTGCGCTGCGCAAAGGCACGTCTCGTGCCGAGCCGTTGTGTGCTTGGCACGTAGTTCCCCGGTAGGAGGGGTGCTTGGAGCTACGCTTAGTCCCGGTAGGAGGGCTTACGGGAACCTGGGTTCCCGTTAACGGTGGATCTGCGAAATCAGCGATTCAAACACGGCCGCCGAGTCGCGCGCGGCTTGAATCAGATACGCGTGCACCACATCCACGTCGGTGGGTGCGCGAAATGCCATGCGAATCATACTGTGCGTGTCGTGGGGGTGATTTTTGCGAAACCCGCAAAACGAAAGCGTGCGACTGCCCGCGTAATGCGTGGTGTGAAGGAAGTACTCAATGCACTTGCCCAGCGTGTAGTCCTCGTTTTGCAACGTCACGTCGTACCCGTTGGTGAGCGTGGTTTCTGACGGCGCCACATCCACGTCACCGCTGGCATTCTCCATGTCTGAAATCATTTTCTTGCATTTTTCAATGAGGAGCATGCACGCCTTGGTCAATATCTCCACATTGGAATACACCCCCAGCGATTCAATGATGAAATCAAAGCTGTCTGGGTTGACGTAACGATTGGCCTCCATGGCGTACCAATTCTTCTTTTCAAACGCAATGGATGCGGCGTCGTTGCCGTCGCGCTCCAAGATTTTTGCGCGTTCGGCCCACACCTTGTCGGCTTCCTCTGCATTGGGGGTCGCGCAATAGGCGCACGTGCTGACCACGTTGTACATGCCGTCCATGCGCGCAGTGCCCACCCCGATTTCGGCGGTCAACGCAAGTCGCTCGCCTTCCACGAATTGGGTCAACCTCGGCATCAGCCGCGCAATCAGAATGTAGCCGCCGGTGATGGCGTCGGGAGGAAAGATGCGCCGCACAACGGACTCGCTCAGCTCTTTGCCCGTTTTCGCATTCACCATGCGGAAATCATTGGTTCTCACGTATTCGCTTGCGGTGCCCGTGTTTTGCACGTCTAGCACCACGCGGTAGTCTTCCACGTTGAAGTGCTCAAAATCGGGGTCGTTCGCCTTGATGTGGATGGGGATGCAGCCCATGCGCTGCTTAATGATTTCATTGTTCAGGCGCCCGGTGTTGGTCGTGATGTGCACGCGGTTCTCGGCGTGCGGCAGGGTGCGAAAACAGTACGTGGGAATGTCGGACAAAATGGTGCGCCTGACGGCATTGGCCAAGCTCACGTTGATTTGCTTCACATTGAATTTCAGGGTGCCGTCGTGATCCACGAACGATTCAATGACGGGTTTAGACATCGTATATGAATGAATGTATGTATGTATTGAGTTGTCTGTAATACATTAATTGCGCATTATTTATAAATCAATTTTATCGGAAAACCTACGGACCGGGGAACTACGTTCACAAGGCACTGCGTTTCGCCCCGCACCCCTCCTCCGAACCTTTCCCTCACCAGAAAACCATCAGAAAACCTACGGTTTTCCGAACCTTTCCCTCATCAGAAAACCTACGGTTTTAGGCAAGGGAGGGGTTTAAGGGGCGCAATGCTTGGCACCGTAGGTTCCCTTAGGGGTTTAAGGGGGACGCATGTCCCCATTTAAGGGAGTGTTTTAACGTAGGTGTTCTGAGGGAAAGGTTCGGAAAACCGTAGGTTTTCTGAACTAGTTGGACGACGGCAGCGGCGCCAAACATAATTTAATTTCCCCCAGGCTGGCCACGTAGTACTTCACCACCAAAGGCAGGTCGTTCTCCAGGTACATTTCAATCTGGCTGCACAGGTTGGTGCACTTGATGAAATAGCCCAAGTTCTTCAGAGAGAATTCCCCCTGAATGATTTTATTGGAGTCCTGCTTTTGAATAAACTCCATGCTGCCGTCGGTTTCCACGCGCCGAATCTCCGCCGTCGCAAACTGCCCCGAGCACCGGAAAATGAGCTCGTTCCCCACCGACTTGATCTCCAGCTTCTCCGAAATGCACGACATGTCGCGAATGATCTTCTGGAAATCGGAGGACGGCAAGTTAATGACGGACGAAAACACCACATTGGGCTCAATGAACTCTTCGGGATCGGGCTCAATCAGCCGCAGCTTCTGCGTCTTGCACTGCTTAATGTCGCCGTTCTCAAACTTCAGGCCCAGGAACGACACGATGCCGTCGTTGTAGTCCTTCTTCTCAATGTACAGCGTGAGCGTGTCGTCGTTGTCTATAGAGTTAATCAGCTTGAACAAGTGGAACATGTTGACGCCAATAATGATTTTCTCCATGTGGCACTCGTAGTGCTCAAAATTCTCCGCACCCAGAAACAAGTGCGCCAACATGGTGTGCGACTTGTCCATGTTCACGATGCGGATGCCGTCCTTTTTGAACGTGATGTTGGTTTCCAGCAGGATGTCCTTTAGCGCCGTCATGAGCGTGCGAAAGGGGGCGATTTGCACGGTCTTGATGGTGAGCACATTGTCGGCATACGGATTTGAATTTGCAACTGCGTTCATTTCCAATTAGTATACAATTTAAATAATATTCGTTCATATTCTTTAAATGCTTATGTACGGGATTTATTATTTCACCCTTAGCCCAACAAGTGGTATTTGGAAATGACCATGGCGCCCAGGATCAGCACCATGGCGGCGTAGTCGTCCAGCGTGGTGGGCAGCTTCAGCCAGAACGCGTTGGACAGCACCTGGCCCAAGAAATCAAACACGTAGGACGAGAGAGACACTTGAGCGGCCGAGAGGAACCAGTTGCCGATGCGGTTGGACGGGATGACGAACATCCACTCAATGGTGGCCCAAAATTCGGCGGTCATGATCTTCTTAATTGTGCCGGCGTCCTTCATGCCCGGCGTGGTTTGCATGAAGAGCGCTAAATCCATGGTGACCATGATGGCCAGATTTAGAAAAATCCAAAACAGCAACAAGCCGATGGAAAATTTGTGTTTCATGACACAAGTCAGTATGCAATATACATTATACGCAATATTATATCTGCATTGATATATATATACGTATTGCTACATTGTGTGCATGTCAAGCCCCAGCGCTAGTCCAAGTGCCAGTCCAAGTGCCAGTCCAAGTGCCAGCGCCAGTCCATCCGCTGATGCAGGCAAAACCCCGTTGAATTATTTCTTGTGGTTTATCGCATTTGTGTGCGCCCAGGCGTCGTCCATGTGGGGGCAGTTTGTCACTTTGAAGTTCCCCAACATGGGCATGTTTGCCGCTTACAAAATGGCCATCCCGTTTGCGTGGCTGGACTGGGTGTTCATGTCGGTCGCTGTTAACATTGGCGACAAGTACAAACTGGTCACTCCCACCCAAGACACGTTCACCCTCATCACGCTGCAGTTCACCGCCATTCTTCTCATCAACCACTTTTACTTGCGCCAGCCGTTGTTTAGGAGCGACATCATCGCGTTCTTCATGATCCTGTTCGGCTTCGCCGTCAGCTTCAACAACATGCTGTCTAAAACGCTGGGTCGCCCCGTTCCCACCGCGACGCCTGCTGTAACTGGAGGGCCAAGTGCAACTGGAGGGCCTTCCAAGGCACCCGGTCCTAGTCCTAGTCCTAGTCCTAGTCCTAGTCCTAGTCCAGCGCCCCTCGTTGCACACAAGGGTGACCGCAAGAAGGCCAAACTGCTGAAGAAGATTTGGGGCATTCAGCCCACCAACGACTACTCGGCTCTTACGCAGAACTGAATTAAACGCAGAACTGAATTTAATCACTGCGCATGACAAAATAATATGCATATTTGTTATGTTATGTCACTCGCTCATCACTCATTTGGACCGTAATGCCAAAATCACCAAAAAATATGAAAATAACTGCCAATCCAGCAATTAAATTTTTCATTGCATTGGTTGTGATACAACTTGTGGTGACACTCGCAATGACAAATGCCAAAAGATTGTCAATTGCAGGACTGTTAAGAAACGTGTACGCCGGCATCTTTTTTTATTTTTTTCATAAAACTCGCATGAATGTTGTGCTGAATGTGTTCCTCAGTCTGATTTTAGCGCACGTCGCGTGCTTCATCACGTCCATGATTGAGGTCAAGCTAACCACACTGCCATTGATTGACGACCATGTCACCACCGCGTATTTGTACGACGACGTTTTGAATGACCACGTTGTTAAAACACAGTCCATCGCCGAAAAAAACATAATACAAAATTATTCTGAATGGTGTTTTGCACCCCAGGACATGGGGATTGATTTTGATGACACTTCTCCCGAAAATGCAAATGCGGTGTATACCCTCGGCAAACACGTATTCATGTCCAACCACGATGCGGGGTTGATTTACAACATAAATGGAAAGCGGATTGACCTAGGCGCGCTTGAACACGACGGCGAATACCGAAAATACAAGTGGTTTTTGTCTCACATCGACATCAACGAACACACACGCATATTGGAGCTGGGTTTCGGGAACCTGGCATTCATGAAGTATGCCCGTTCAAAAAACATCCCGTTTGTTGAAGGCATAAATCTATCATCCGTGCAGTGCCAGAACGCCGAAGCGGAGGGGTTCAAAGTGTACCTCTCGGATGTCAATGACATTGACAAATTGGACATCGGACAATACGACCTCATTCTAAACAACGGCATGTTGGAACACCTTGTCACCAAGAGCACGCGCACAATATTCAATCCAGACGGCAGCGACGAAGAAGTTTACACCGCGTTCATGTCCAAAATAAACAAGTGTCTGAAACCGGGCGGCAAATTTGTAAACACGATCATCACTTCCGATGACACGCTGGAATACAACCCCACGCTTTTCACCGTGTGGTACGGGAACAACGGCTTGTATCCCGATGAACACACATTCATTCAGTCGGCCAAGAATGCCGGGCTTCACATGAAGGTGTCCCATGACAAAACACTGCATTACTACATGAGCGAACTGCTGAGAGGCACCGTGCAACTGAACACGACGGGTCAAAGCAGTTTTTTGAAACACTTGTGGATGAGCATCGCCCATCCAAACGTCATTGCGTCACATGTCTGCTACAACGGTTTGCCAGATGCACTCTTTTCACGCGAAATGGTTTACAATTCGTATTCGTGGATTCATCATTTCGTGCCAAATCGCACGGATGATGGAAAATACTTGTATGGAACCCAACTCACAAAACACCGCTGGATTGTTTTTGAAAAAAAATAAATTCAGCGCCTTCGGGACATATTACTACGTTTATCGCTTACCACTACGTTTACCGCTTACCACTACGTTTACCGCTTACCACTACGTTTACCACTACGTTTATCGCTTACCGCTACGCTTATGACCACTTCGCTTCTTATGACCGCTACGCTTCTTATGGGCACTACGTTTACCGCTACGCTTATGACCGCTTACCACTACGTTTACCGCTACGCTTCTTATGGGCACTACGCTTCTTATGGGCACTACGCTTCTTATGGGCACTACGTTTACCGCTACGCTTATGCCTGGTTCGCCTGCCACCTTTAACATAAGCATGTATGCGTGGATTAAACACTTTAATCATTTCTTTGCCTTTGGGTGTTTGATTCTCAATCCTTATTTGTTCCAATATGGGTAAGAGCAATTGATCGCAATGAAGTAAAAAAAAGTACAATGTGGATCCTAGCTGAACCTCTTTGTTAATATCAAAATCGGGTTTTCTCATCATTGCATCCGTCCTTAGTTTGAAAAAATCACACAGTTTCTTAACCATTTTATGCATAAACATTTGACTTATGTTTTCTGAATACGCATATCTTCCCGATAGGTAGATTTCACATTTATTCTTCAAAACGTCGTCCAACCGAACAGGCAACTTACGTTTTCTCTCGTCCGCATCCATTGACTGCGCACCCACCCACGGCTCCAACAAGTCCATATAACGACTGATTAATAATTTAAACTCCGCGGAGTCATCAAGATGGACATCTTTGCGAAGCAATTCAATGTATGTTTGAATGACATCAATGAAATTGAAACCGAAGGGGTTATTTCTCAACATTTTCAATGCATCAATTATTGTGGTGGTATGGGTTTCTGAGGCAACTTTATAATTAAATTTTGTGTTCAAAAACTGGTCAAGTGCATGTTTATTGATTATGAATTCGTCTGTTACAGATGATGGGGGGGGGCTTCATCAGTTGCACTTGTGGCCATTTTTGCAATTTTATTGATTATACAATAGTCAAATATTTTTTTATATTCATGTTATGGTTTAACCATGACATAAATCAAATATTCAAACAATTGAATTAGCGCCTTCGGGACTTGTGACCACTACGCTTATGATGGGCACTACGTTTACCGCTTCGCTTATTTGCCTTCTACCTTTGGCGGAAAATGTGCCATCACCAATCACCTTCTATGACTACTTTTCTTATAACTGCGCCGCTTATGCTTCTGCTTCGATTTCGTTTTTGGATTGGATTTTCTACGGCGCGTTAGTTTGCGCCCGCCCTTCTTTTGCTCTCTCTCTGCTTTCTCTGCCTTGACTAGTTGACCCCATGCGGTCAGGTTACAGGTATTCCATCCTCCTTTGTTTTTATCACATAATATGCCCTGAAGTTCTTTCAGGTCGTCTTCATTTAACTCGTTAATTTTAGTGCATAGAGTTAATAAATTTTGTTTAGTAACTTCATCACCAGATGTAATCGGTGCGATCTCCATTCCTCTTTTGATTGATTCATCAAATGTGTTCATTGTGTTTACCACATCAGAATGAAAAACTGTATTGTTAATTAAATCCCCGACATTCAACTGTCCTTCCTTTATTCTTTTTTGGATAAACGCACAAAAATAAAACCGCTGGCCAAATAATGCGTTAATTAACGCGCGTATGTTGCCATCGTAATAAGTATTTGTACTGGTGTCGCCTATTTTCACTTCGGTTTTTAACCATTTATCTAGCTTTTTTAACGGTTCTTGATATTTTATTAACCATGCCTGCGCCTCATCATGTGATTTCTGAATCCTTAACTGCCAATCCGTATCGGTCATCACACGTTGTGACATCTTTTGTTGTTATTATTATTATTGTGTTATACCATTACCAAATATTTTTTTTTGTATTTAACATTTAACATTTAATATTTTTATGCATACAGCTTCGTGGACGTCTCCTCTCCTGTTACGCGCTTAATAAATGTGTCGCCGTCCAGCAGCTCCTTCAAATTGTCCATGTGCTTGTCCCGGTGCCGGAACAAGAAATTCACAATGGCCGACATGGGCAGCTGCTTGTCCTTGATCGCCGCGTAAAACGTTTTGAACGCGTCCGTGGTCGCTTCCGCCGTGGCGTAATGCTTTGCCCCCAGCATGTCGCGGAACAGCTTCTCAATCTCCGTCCGGCTGGGGTAGTTCAGCTCCACAATTAGGTCGGTGCGCCCTTGACGCAGCAGCGCGGGGTCCAGCTTCTCGGGGTGGTTCGTCGTGATGAACACGATGAGCCCGTGCTTGAACAGCACGCCGTCCAGAATGTTGAGCAGGTTGCTGAACGTGAAGCTCGGCGTCTCCACCGACGTGCGCTTCTCAAACAAGCAGTCAATGTCTTCTAATAGAAGCACGGTCTTGGGGTCCAAGTTGCGGAACGACCCTTGAATGGTCGCGTTGTCCATGTCGCGGCTCATGCTCATGATGCCCAAATTGTAGTGGATTTCGTTGCACAGCGCCTTGATCAAGCTCGTCTTGCCGCTGCCGGGCACCCCCGTCAGCAGGTACGTCTTTTTATACGGGATACCGAACGCGTCGTACTCCTCCTCGCTCTTCAAAAATTCGCGAATGTCGGTCATGATGCGCTCCTTCACGCGCTCGTCCATGTACACCGTGTTCAGCCGGCGCACGGGGATGCGACTATACGTGTTCCACTCGCTGTATTTGTTGGTGACCGAAATGCGCAGCTTCTCGTCGCTGGTGTTGTCAATCTCGCTGGCCAGCTTGTAAAACTCCACGAAGGACGCGGGGGTCGGCGTGCGCACCAGCAGCCGGCGAAAGTACACCATGCCGTCGCAATTGGTTGGTCGGGGGTTCGCCTCCTCTTTCAAGTCAATCTCAAACGCGTGCTTCTCAGACTTGGCATCCGTGAAAACGAAATCATACTCGCCGCATCCAATGCTCATAAAGAGAGAATTGAGCGGGTCGTGCAACATGGTTTGCAACATGGAGTTTAATTTTTCACTCTCTTTTTCATTGGAAGTAACCGCGCTTTTCACTGCATTGTATGCACGCATGTTGAAATACTCGTGCACCTCCATACGCACCGGGACCTCTGGGTTGGCCCGTGTCTTCAATGTGGCGGCGTGTCGGAATAAATACGCCAGAACGCGAGTCTGGTAATACCGCGGGATTTCGTGTTCATGAAGGGCCAAAGCTGAAGTGGTCATACTACAATCTGCAATCTGCAATCTAGTCGCATCATGGCTTTAAGTGCGTTCGTGATATAGTTTTTGCGCGGGTCCATCATTACATAAATTTATCGGCATACTATATACTCTATTAGATGCCGGAAGTAGACAATGTGAATTACACGCCCAACTTGGAATATTTTCTGCAACGGAAGGGGGAAGAATGCGAAGCGTGGTCCAATCTCCATTTGATGTGTCATAAGAAGTTCAAACGGAGAGAAACCATGTTTAATTTGCCGATTATCACAATCACTGCATTCATTGGGTTCGTGTCCGGACTTAATTTAGACTACGAACACATTCACTTGATTCTTGGAGGGATGAGCCTGTATGCCAGCCTGCTCAAAAGCTATTTTTCGTATTTAAAAATCAGCCAGAAGAGCGAAAATCACCGCATTGCATACATACAATACGGGCAAATCGCGAACGAGATTCGCGTGGAACTGGCGCTGGAACCAACCATGCGCAACCGCGGCAGTGGATTGCTGGATTTAATCCGCATAAAAATGAAGAATTTACTGGAAGTCTCCGAGATTGTGGACAATTCAATCATTCATGAATATCTCTCAAAGGTTGGAAATACAAACCGAAGTGATGTGCTGCATTGGTTCACACGGGAACGAACCGCGTCGCCCAACCATGAGGATGACACAGGCGCAGGCGCAGGCGCACTTGGGCAACCGCACGTTTTGAGACTGGCCAACCGCGTGGAATCGTATGTGGACATTGAAAACAAGGTGATGCGGTTGCCCAATGCCGGGCGCAGCATCAACATGTCATCACAAGTTGACGCCAATGCCAATGCAAATGCCAGTACATCCGTATCAGCAGACGAATCGGGATCTGAATCCAACACGGCTTCAGAATCAAATAATGTCGTTAGGGGAACAATGGTATAAGTGTGTTATAAGTGTGTGTATGAATTGTAGTATTTTCTTGAATTTCTCTCTTATACAAAATTCAAGAAACTGTTTTTAACGGGGAACTACGTTCCCCGCACCCCTCCTCCGTAGGTTTTCTGAGGGAAAGGTTCGGAAAACCGTAGGTTTTCTGAATTAGTATTCAGGCGTGTGTTTTTTGAACAAGCACCCGTGCGGAGTTATGCCGACCACTTCGTTGATGACGGCTGCATTTTGAAACTTGCAATTGGCCAGCCAAATTTTAACAATGCAGAAATTCTTTTTGGGTGAAATGGTGATGCCGTTCACCACCGGCAGCAGCGTCTTGTTGGGCGAAATGCTGTTTCCAACCAACACGTAACTCAGCTGGCGCCAGCAGTCGGGCACGTCCTTGTTGCTAACCTTGTACGAGAAACAACCGCCATTCCGGTTTCTTGCATCTTCCCATATTGGCGTAATGCCATCCCTCATTAAAAACAACATGCAGTTTATGACCAGTTTGGGCGGAAGCATTTCAGTCACGCTGACCGCTTGTTCCACCGTGTCAAAGTCATAGATTTTAATATAGCTCTTCAATGACCAATCCGTGTCATGCGGCAGATGGCACCATAGTGTCCAGCCAGTGGACAGCGCATGATGTTGCTGTTGCTCTTGCTGTTGCTGTTGCTCTTGCTGTTGCTGTTGTTGTTGCGACAATGCATCACAAGATGCGGAGGAAGAGGAAGAGGGAGATGAAGATTCCTTCATGTTGTTCTCAATACGAATAAAACAAATATACTTTTTAAATTGATTTGTTTTAAATGTTTTTGCTAAATTTCTCTTTAGCGGAACACCATGCCAAACCGCCTCGATTGTAAGTGTCTGCTTTGTTGGTGTTGGTGCTGGCGTTGCAGTTGTTGAATGAAGATGATCAACCATTGAGGCACTCTCAAGCGCAGCCGCTGCAGCTGCAGTAAATAAGATTGAAGCCATTGCGGCAATACGAATGGCGCAACGGGCGCTGCAACGGGTGCCGCCGCAACAGGCGCAACAGGCGCAACAGGCGCAACAGGCGCAACAAGCACCTTGAAAACCGCATCCTCCAAATTCAACGGCTGTCCGCTGGTGAGGCTCGTGCGCTGCGAGAATCGCCCAACCCGTTCCCTGCAGCACACGTCTTTAAGGAGATGCTTCCACTTGTAGGACGCCGCCGGGTTTGCCCGAAGGGATGCCAGCAAGGAATGCGTCAACGCCCCTGCGGCTTGCCCCCCCAGATACGCATCCGCGCTGGTTTGGTTGTCTTGGCACCCGCTGATGCAAAACACTTCGCCCGCGGTTTTCACGTACCGCTTAAATTCGTAGCTGGTTTGACGCAAAGCCCATGCGTTCGGATCGTACGCAGTCGGCGCCGGGGCCGATGCGTTCAACAAGTAACTGTCGTCGTCAAACTTGTAGCGCAGGTCGCACCCCGTGCCGCTGTGGCACATGTCCAGCACCATGTAGAGCTTCGCGCCAACCGGCACGAGCGCAGCCAGTTCCGAACGCACCACGTCGTCGCTAATGAGCCCGGCTTGTTGATAGTCCAGCGGGCAAATGCAGGAATCCGCCCCGCTCTCTTCGTCCCCGTTGAAATCGCGCTGCAGCGTGCCGTGTCCCGAAAAGTGGAACCACAGCTCGTCGCCGGCGCGCGCGCCTTGCAGCAGTTCCTTGAATGCAGCCAAAATGTTGGCCCGCGTGGGTTTTCTTGGCGCCACATCGCTGAGCACGATGCACGAGTTCAATGGATAGCCTCGTGCGGACTGCAAGTACGACGCCACGTTGTTGATGTCGTTGATGCATCCGCGCAACTCATCCCGGGTGCCGACATAGTTGATGCCAACTAGCAATGCGCGCTTCATTCTGTTTATGGATTGTGTGTTGTATATTTAGGATGGAGAGAATAAAAACGAAGAAATTTAAAATGTATTAATTTGATATACCATACCAATACCAGTACCAATACCAATACCAATCCTTTTGCGGCAAATGTTTAAAAATATAGCAAGGTTTGGCAACACGAGCGACTACTTGCCTCTTTTGAACGGCGTGGTGTTTACCGACTTGGTGGTGATTGCATTGTTGAATTCCAAGGTGATCAACTCCCGGGTTTTGCGGCAGTGGTACACCGAATACAACCTGTCGGCCGTCATTGCCGACGTGCTCATCATTTTGATCGGGCTCATCATTGTTAGAGCCATTTACTACCGCGTGTTTACCGAATTTTCAATTTGGAAGTTCATACTTCTCGCCCTAATTGTGCAGTTCACGCACGACATGCTGTTTTACGCGTTTTTCCAAAGCGTGCCCCGAGGAATGAACCGCATGTTGGACACGTTCAAAGACTACGCTAAAGAAGTGTCGTTCAAAGCAGTGCTTGCCGACGGGGGGATGATGGTGCTGGCATCGCTGGTTGCATCCTACCTCGCGGGTCAAAGTTTGAACGCAAACATCATTGTCCTCGTTGGGTTGGTGTACATGCTGCCCTACCTCCTCTACAATTGAACCGAATTGTAGTCGTACAACAACCGGATGCAGTAATCGTCATCTTGTTCAAACCCGGGGGAGACGTGCGGATATTCGTCCATTTTGTATGCAGCCATGTTTGCAAACCGGTAGCTCATGGGGTTGGTGGGTCGCGAGTACAAGTTCGTTTTAGACACGTAAAACATGGAAACCGTTTTTACTTTGCCGTTCACTTCTAGGTTGTGTGATTCGCGACGCAAAATGTAGGTGTCGTTGTTGCGCACGTGATGCGCGTAATTCAACACCAAGAGTTCGGTCATGTGCAGTCGCAGCACCTCCTTGTACTCCTTTTTCAGAATGATGGCATACATTTTCTGCAGTTGATTGATTTCAATCATGGGAGAAGTCACCGTGAAGCCATTATTCGTGTCCTTATGCGCGTCCTTATTCATGCCTGTTATAACCGCCCCGAAAATGTTTAAATGAGTATTCCATATGAAATTCATACAAAATGAAATTCATGTAAAAAAAATGGGGTTAGGTTCAAACCAACCCGGAGTCATGCACTTCAAACCCGTTTACGGAAATGTGCAAGTAATTGTGTGGCTGCAACGTGTGCAATGTGGCCGTATTGTCCACGCATTTTATGGTGTAGTCGCATTTTACACCCTCTGAACCATGATGGACGCTAATTTGGATGCCGTGATTCTTCAGCATGAACCATTTCACGAATGCAGGGTCAAGCAGCTTGTTTCCCGCCACGTAAAAGTTGTCAGGACTAGCCAAGTTCAGATCGTATTCCTTGCCTTCATGCTGCAACACAACCTCCATCATGCGATGTTCCACCGGTGTAAATTGTCGGTCGTAAAAATGAATCCCAGCCGAGTCACGCGGAAATCCGTCATACTTCATCACGTGAACGCCTTCTTTTGAATCATTCGCCGCCGCAGTTTGCGCAGTTGGAACTTCGCTCAACATGAAATCAAACTGCATGGTGTGGTTCTCAATGCGCTTTATTGTTTCTGAAATGTCTTCTTCTTCTTCTTCTTCTTCTTCTTCTTCATCTTCTTCATCTTCATCTTCTTGATCTTCTTCATCTTCTTCATCTTCTTCATCTTCTTCTTCTTCTCTGTGGTCATCTTCTTCTTCTCTGTGGTCATCTTCTTCTTCTTGTTCTTGTTCTTGCTCTTCTTCTTGCTCTTCTTCTTGCTCTTCAGAAAGCTGCACATTGACCACATCACCATCGCCGTCGGCATCCGACTCCGACCGGCTTCTTCGCGGACACGACGGTTCAGTGAAATTTTCATCCAAGTCGTGCACAAATTTAAACACAGACGAATACGATGACGTTTCAACGCCATCTTTTACCAGCCGAATTCTGCAGCGGTCATCCTCGCCCACTGTGGTGGTGTCAGCATTCGCATCAGCCTCATGTATGAATATTTTTGCGCATGCATTGGACAGCACTTGAACACCAAACCTGGCAACGGGCAACGCGTATTTTACAACCGCGCGCTTGGTGTGCGTGAATGTTGACACGCAGCCCCAACCAATGGTCACAGCAATGTCCACCCAATTTTCAGAAGTGAATGTTTTGTACAAGTAAAGTCCGGTGCCCAATGCAAACATGGTGTACATTTGGAGCGAAATTAAAGAAGTCAAGTCTTGCTCGGAGCATCCAACCAGTTTTCCAGATGCATCGTAAGTGCTTGCTATACAGTTCATGTTTTGTGTGGAGATAGTCACTATTGAAAAAACACGTTTATATCGTTTCAATATAAAATATAAATATTGTCATTTATGTTCAGAGCATTTTGTTTTTTGTTCGCAATCAGCCAATGATGTATACAATCCATTAATGTCTTCTTTGCACGAAGCATCCATTCCAGGGAGACATGAGTATCTAATTTGTGTTTTATTGGGCTTGATCGTGCATGAGCGATTGCAAAATGCAGGGCAGAGGGTTCCTTCGGATATTTCGCAGGGTTTAATGGGCATGGCAATTGCTTTTGGTTGCGTTTGCAGGAGTGGTTCCGTCGTCGCAGCATCCGTACTGGGTGCCAGCGCAACCTCCAAGCTTTTTGGGCTTAATGGGCATGACGGAATGGCAGTTGGTTCCATATCCATCCACCTTTGGGGTGATTCCGTCACTGCAGCACCCGAATTGGGTGCCAGCGCAACCTCCAAGCTTTTTTCTTGAGGGGCTAGGATCAGGCCCCGGCTGAGGCCCAGGGCCAGGAGGATAATGGTGTCCGTGATGATGATGATGATGATGATGATAATGGGGCGGGGCAGGCTGAGGGCCCGGACCCGGTCCATAGCAGTTGGACCCGAATGCATTGCTGGCCGTTACGCCGTCGGGACAGCACCCGAATTCGGTTCCCGCGCATCCACCCACTTCTTCGCGTGGATTGTACGGACGAGGTTGTTGGCGATGGCGATGGCGACGTCTGGGATCCGGTTGTGGCTGGCTCCGCCCTTTGGACGGATTCAAACCAAACACGTAGAGCAGAATGGTGGTGACGTACGTCATCATGATGAAAGGGATGAACACGATGAACCAAGAGAGAATGGTGAGTCCGCCAATGCACAACTGGTTCAATAAAATGGTGAAAACAATCATGACAATGACCTTTAAAAAGGCACTGTTTTGTTGCCCCCTAAATAAATCAATGATGATCTGAATGACGGAAAACCCGAGATAAAGCACGGCGGGAGGACACAACGAGTCTATAATCATTTATCCCAATGCACGAAAATGAAGACAATATAATATATCCACATATATTTATTTTTTTGAATTGGATTTGGGCTTCTTCATCATCTTTGCAACCCCGTTCTTGAATGTGCCAACAATTTCACCGACTTCATCGTTTTCATATTCATAAATGTCACCATTTGTTTCGTCGTTGGTCACATATGTTTTGCCTTTAATCTCCACCTCAAACAGCTCAAGGTCCTCCTCTTCTTGTTCTTCTTGTTCTTGTTCTTCTGAAAGTGGTTCCTTTTTTTCAGCTGTGTCATTGACATGCAAATCATTTTCTTGGACTGCTTGTTCCTCTTCTTGTTCCTCTTGTTCCTCTTGAACTTGTTCTTCCTCTTCTTGTTCCTCTTCTTCTTGAACTTGTTCCTCTTCTTGTTCCTCTTCTTCTTGAACTTGTTCCTCTTCTTGTTCCTCTTCTTCTTCTTGAACTTGTTCCTCTTCTTGTTCCTCTTCTTCTTCTTGAACTTGTTCTTCTTCTTCTTCTTCTTGAACTTGTTCCTCTTCCTCTTCTTGTTCTTGAACTTGTTCCTCTTCTTGTTCCTCTTCCTCTTCTTGTTCCTCTTCTTCTTCTTGTTCCTCTTCTTCTTCTTCTTCTTGAAGCTCATTATTTTCTTCTTCCTGTACTGAATTGATGAAGTCGTTGATGGAATCCAAATTCGGTGCATCCTTCGGCGAAACATCAATGATTTCCAAATGGATGGGCTCTGCCAAATGAATGGGCTCTTCTGCCAAATGAATGGGCTCTTCTGCCAAATGAATGGGCTCTTCTGCCAAATGACATTTGCACGCCCTTTGTTTTTCCAATAACGACTTCACAAACGGAATTTGAAGCACTGCTTCGTGTGTTTCCTTAAACAATTGATAATCGGCCAGCATGTGTGCAACTTTAGGCTCCAATGATTGGCGCAATTCATCTAGTAAAAGAGTGACCAATGTGGTCGGTGTTGACGTTGTCATTGCAATGGGGGGGTAAAACTACATGAATGCTCCGTCATTTGTTTAATATGGTTTGAAACACATTTTATTGTGTGATTGTTTCAATGCAATAAGCAATCAAAAAAAAGCAATTAAAAACATAAAGTGTTATAATAGCACAAAACTCGTTCATTTTGATTCATTCATTCATTCATGTCGTCTGAACAACAAACCCAACAAACCCAACAAACCCAACAAACCCAACAAACCCAACAAACCCAAGACCGTGTGGTGCTTCCCCCGTATTTGCAGCACTTGCAGCACTTGCAGGGAGATGAATTGAAAAAAGCGATTCACAATGAATACGCGAGTCAAGCGGTTGCATTCATTTTGCGTCAAACCGAGTACGATGAAGAAACAGCGTTCAAGCGCCTCTGTGAATTGAAGGACCCAGTCAAAGTGGTGTCCGAGTATTTAGGTGTGAAGCCGAGATCAGAATCTCTCGCAAAATCAAAGAATCAAATGAAATACGGAGAGATTCGCAAATTCATGGACTTTGGCGCTCGTCAATACAACATTCAAAAGGAACGGCAACAGCAACAGCAACAGCAACAGCAGCAACAAGAGCAACAACAGCAACAACAGCAACAACAGCAACAACAGCAACAACAAGATTTAAGCAAGGGATCATAAGGGACAGCATGTCCCTTAACAGCAAGGGATCATAAGGGACAGCATGTCCCTTAACAGCATGTCCCTTAACAGCATGTCCCTTAAACACTCCAGCTGGCGTAATCGGTGCTGTAGTTGCGTCCGGCAAACGACACGTCGGGATTCTGTGGAGGCGGCGTTTCAATGACCACCGGCTGGTAGCACAGCTCGGTCGGTTTCTTTGCAAATGCGCAACCCTCATTCTCAAAAAATTCATTGTAAAATTGCAAATTGGCGTCTTTCAACTGCGGCATCATGCCAATCAGTTGACACCCAAACGCTTTTGCCACATTGAAATTCACATTGACCCTGTATGGCGGATCAGGAAACACGATGCTCATGTTCTTTTTATTGTGGTCAATCAAGGTGTCCATGTTGGGCGTATTTTTCACACCCATTTCATAGTCCAATTTGTGCAGAAACGGAGAATTGATTCCAATGTTGATGTATTGATGCAGTTCTGGGGACCTGGTGATTGGGTTTGAAACATCCATCATGATGAGGACCTTTCCCATGAATTCGCTAACCGGGTGTTTACTTAAATTTTGACCGCCGTTTTCGTAGTTGTTGTCGGGTCCCAGCAACCGGTTGCCGAATGCGGTGATGCCATTAATGATGCCTTTTACAAAGTCCGCGCTGGGATTATTGCTCTTGATTCGCAGGTTGATCAACAACGGGTCGCCCGAGTTGGGAGCCACTGAAAACGCTAGGCTGTTCACCTTGGTGCACACTTCACCGAAGTCCAAATGGTTGAAAGTTTCCGTGTGGTAAAAATTCTTTTTGTTGGTGGAAGCCGCAACCACTGGCGTATCATTCATGCTGTAAATTTCAAAATCTAGGCAGCGGTAGCCTTGCAAAATGGCGTACTGCAGCGCCAGCAAATCCACGTAGTTGCTGTTCCAGTCGCCTAAACTGCAACAATTGAGTGCCGTTTTAATGTAAAAGTTTCGCAGCGGCTGAGTTTGCAGGGATTGTTTGATTGACTGCAGTTTGCGCGCGGGTTCAATTGTGTTGATTGAACGTTGCTCATTGTATTGCAGCGTGTAGTCCCGGATGAACGTGTATGTTACCACAATGATGACCACCACCAAAACAAAGAGCCCGCCAATGGAAACGATGTTGCTCACCTCGCCAAAGTTCGCATTGAGGTTGCCTTGCACAAAGTTGAATGCACCTTTTACTTTATCCAGTACAGATGCGGATGCGGATGGTGTCAGGGATGCATCAACTGTCTCGTTCATTCAAATTCAGTTATAATTTGCACACGAATACAAATATAAATATAAGCAATGGATATTACATTATCAGTATAAAAAATAATACAGCATTATATTAATACACGCGCACAACACACAATAAATGACGGGCGGTCTACTAAACATTGTGTCCTACGGCAATCAAAACGTCATTCTAAACTCCAACCCCAAAAAGTCGTTTTTCAAGACCACGTATGCCAAATACACCAACTTCGGCCTGCAAAAGTTCCGAATTGATTTCACGGGGCAGCGCAACCTGCGCATGAGCGAGGAGTCCCGCTTCACCTTCACGGTCCCCCGCTATGCCGAGCTGGTCATGGACACCTACCTCGTGGTGACACTGCCCACCATTTGGAGCCCGATTTACCCGCCCCTTTCATGCGGCGACGCTTGGCGCCCCTACGAGTTCCGCTGGATTGAAAATCTAGGCACGCAAATGATCAAGGAAATCACATTTTCTGTGGGCGGGCAAATTCTGCAGCGCATGACGGGCAAGTACTTGCTGGCCCAAGTGCAGCGCGACCTCAACGGCACGAAGCGTTTCCTATACGACACCATGTCCGGCAACACCGCTGAGCTGAACGACCCCGCCAACTTCTCCGGTCGCCGAGGCACGTACCCCAACGTGTATTACAACACGAGCCAGCAGGGGCCGGAGCCCTCCATTCGCGGACGCAAGCTCTACATCCCGCTCAATGCGTGGTTCTGCAACAACAGCCGCACTGCGTTCCCGCTGGTCTCACTGCAGTACAATGAGCTGCAGATTGACGTGGTCATGCGCCCCGTGCGCGAGCTCTTTGTCACGCGCGACATCAACTACGTGCCGCCGCAGACCATCACCCCTGCTCAAGTTGCCCAAGCGCCCTTCATTCAGCCCAACTTCAACGAGCAGGAGTACCAGTTTTACCGCTTCCTGCAGCCGCCGCCCGCGGCCGACATCAGCACGTCCGACGTGTACGCCGACAAGCGCACGGACTGGAACGCCGACGTGCACTTGTTGGCCACGTACTGCTTCCTGTCAGCCGAAGAGTCGCGCGTGTTTGCGTCGCAGGAGCAGAAGTACCTGCTGAAGTCGGCGTACGAGTGGGATTTCAAGAACGTCACGGGCAGCCACCGCGTGGAGCTGCAGAACACGGCGGGCATGGTGGCGACGTGGATGTTCCTGTTTCAGCGCAGCGACATCAACCTGCGCAACCAGTGGAGCAACTACACGAACTGGGCTTACGCGAATGTGATCCCGGACGACGTGACGCCGGCGCCCACCACCGGGACCTACCCAAACCCGTGTCAGCCCAACAACACGATCGGTCCCGGTGTGGAGCCGGACGGCACACCGTCCGAGCTCTTCGTTACGCAGGACTACAACGTGGAGAACCAGCGCGAGATTCTGCAGCAGCTCGGCATCTTGCTGAACGGCTCCTATCGCGAGAACATGCTGGAAGCGGGCGTGTATAACTACGTGGAGAAATACATCCGCACCGCGGGCTCCGCGCCGTTCGGGCTCTACATTTACAACTTTGGCCTGGATGCCGACAACGAAACGTACCAGCCCAGCGGCGCAATTAACATGAGCAAGTTCTCCACCATTGAGCTGGAATTCAACACGTACCCGCCGCCGCTGGACCCGAGCGCCAACTTTTACACCATCTGCGACCCGAATTCGGACCCGAGCGTGCCCATCGGCGTGAATAAGCCGCAGTGGCGCATTTACCAGTACAACTATGACCTGACCGTGCTGGAAGAGCGGTACAACGTGCTGACGTTCATTGGCGGCAACTGTGCGCTCATGTATGCGAGATAGTCCATGCACATTTAGCGCAACAAACGCAACAACCAAACGCAACAACCAATCGCAACAACCACAATATTATAATAATGTAGTATTATAATAGTTATAATCATTTTGAATGTCAGTGAAACTCCGAAACATCAGAAATTCAAGTGGGTCAAACAGCGACGCATACACTCCGCCCTACAAGTTTGGCGACTATTTCATGACCATCTTGCAGTTGTTGGTTGCATTCATTCTGTTTTGTTGGACCACGACCACCAATTATTTAAACGGGCTCCACATTGACACGGACAAAACGTATCCGCTTACCATCAACGGAGTCACCAACCCTTATATCACTGCATTGAATCCAGGTCCAATTGACACAAGCAATCAAGCGGACGTGTCAAAGAAAGTGGATATAAGTTGGTGGTTGGAATGCACCCAGCAATCGTCTAACCATTTCTTCGGTTCCATTTTGCACCGCGTTTTTAATTTTTTCAAGTTCATGATTAACAATGATGATCCAGTTGCTGCCCTTTTTTCGGTTTCGTTTTTGAAATGGATTGGGTTCGGGTTGCTTTCAAACATCACGATGCTGGCGTTGTTTTGCATTGTGTTTTTCATTTGGATACCTGGATGGTTGGGCGGCTTGACCGCATTCATGCCTCTCACGTATTACACGGCGTCCCCCATACTGAAATTAGCGTATAAAGGATTCATCCTGTTTTGGACATTTGTGTGGATGTGCATTGCGGGTTGTGTCACATTTTACCCCGTCATTAGGCAGTTTTGCAATTTGATTTACATCACGTGGTTCAAACAAATTTTTGACGATCCGTCCCGGTTTGGAAACGAATTTATGAAACGAATGAAGGAGCTCGTTTTCCTTTACGTGATTGTGTCAATTGTCGTGGGATTTGCATACAGTGAATTGCCAAACGAAACCAAAATCACAGTTGCTGTGATTTCTGCTATTCCATTGTTTTTCGCGTTTTACAAAATGGGCACATTACCTTAAAAACAAACAAACATGAAACAGACACACACACACACACACACATGCAATGCTAATATCAAATTATGCATAATATCATAATAAAACCAAAATTGTTATGATATTTATATCACACATTTCATCCATGAATCCCAAACCATTCGTCAGCGTGTGCACGCCCACGTTCAACCGCCGCCCGTTCATTCCCGCCATGCTGCAGTGCTTCGCCCATCAAACCTATCCCAAGGACCGCATGGAGTGGGTCATTGTGGACGACGGCACCGACCCCATTGAAGACCTCGTTGCGCACCATCCGTGTGTCCGGTACTTCCGACTTGAAGAAAAAATTTCTCTCGGCCGAAAGCGCAACATGATGCACGAAAAAGCGCGCGGCGACATCATCGTCTACATGGACGACGACGACTACTACCCGCCCGAGCGCGTGTCGCATGCGGTCGCCACGCTGCTGGACCACCGAAAACGGAAAACGGGCATTAAGCTCGCGGGCAGCAGCGAAATGTACATTTATTTCAAATCAGAAAACCTACGGTTTTCCGAACCTTTCCCTTCATCAGAAAACCTACGGACCGGGGAACTACGTGCCAAGCATTGCGCAGCGCAGTCATTGCATTCAATGCCTTTGGCCCCGCACCCCTCCTCCGAACCTTTCCCTTTGGACCCCTCCTCCTCATCAGAAAACCTTGGCGCCCTGCACGTAGTTCCCCGGGGCCAAATGGTGCAGTTCGGCCCCTACGGTCCCAATCACGCCACCGCCGCCACGTTTGCATTCTGGAAGGAGCTGCTCACCGACCTGCACTTGGCATACGACGAGGACGCGTGCCTGGCCGAGGAGCGCGCATTCTTGCGCGGCTACACGGTCCCCATGGCGCAGCTGGACCCCATGAAGGTCATTCTCGTGTTTTCCCACGAGCACAACACGTTTGACAAGCGCACGCTGCTGCAAAACATGGACAAACCAAACTCCGGCATGCGCGTCAGCGCAAAGGCGGTCGCCGATTTCATTAAGGAGCCGGCGTTGCTGCAGTTCTACATGCGCGACGTGGACGCGGCCTTGAGCGCGTACGACCCCGGTCATCCGTCCATGAAACCGGACGTGCTTCAACAAATCCGAGAGAAAATGCAAAAAAATGCATCATCCCCTCAAAGCGAAGCAATTTTAAACGCCGTCATCACATTCAAAGCCCCAAACGCCGAGAATCGCAGCATGACGGTGAACGAATTGATACAAACGGTGCAACTCCAAGCCGAAAAACTGGAAAAGATGCGCGAAATGTGCACCAAAAAGATCCGCGAAAATTCGGACCTGCTGGCCACCATCAAGGATCGGGACGAAGTCATTGCTGCGCATTTGGAGACCATTGAGCGGCAGGCTGCATTGATTGACGCGGATGCGTCCTCAACTCACTCCCAGCAGCCATCTTCATCGCCGGCATCTTCGTAAACCACTTCGCTCGGATGCGTGCACTTGTCCAAGTAGCGCTGCATGCGCTGAATGTCTAGTTTCGTGATTTCATATTCTTCAATGATGGCTTCCAATTGCGCATCGTCCTTATTCGCAAACAGGTGCAAGAAGAAGGCAAAGAGGTCTTTTTTGTCCATGCCGAATTTTTGGCACATCATTTGAATGAAGATCGCGTTGTTGTATTCCGTGCTGTATTTGGTGAGAACCTTGGTGAACCGCACTTCTGACGGGTTGAACTTCGGGCACGGATCAAAGCGGTCATGATACAGCTTGTTGTTGTAAAAGGTTTTAATCAGCGAACTCATTTCATTGAACTGCCAAATCTGGCGTTGAAACGTGATGCGATCAATGTAGTCCGCAAAACAAATGTTGTCCAGCGCTTCCTTGTAAAAAGCAAACGCATCGGGCTGGTGCGGCACTTTGGCCAGCGCATCCACCACGTTTTCGTGCCACAACAGTCCCACGATGGTGCGATCCGTTTCGTTCATCAGCGCGGAATGGTCCATTAATTTGCACGGCGCATTTATCAGCTTCTTGACAATGGTTTTGCTGTCTTCATTGTTAGCCTTCGGTTGAAAAATGGTTTGAATGAGCAGGGTATTGTGGTTGTGGTTGTGGTTGTGGTTGTGGTTGTGGTTGCCATCATTCGCCGCTTGCGTGTGCATGTGGTTCAAAATGCCGCTTATGATGGAAATTTTGCGAAGGTCGCCTTGAATGAAGCGAGTCACGTGCTTATGGAGCGTCACGTCGTGCGAATGCAGTGCCGAATTCAGCAAAACGCTCACTTGATCCATGGTGGGCATCGGGATTTCAAACGGCACGCACACCTTCATCAACTCGCGTATTTTTTTATCCATGTGATGGTTGCCAATGCAGATGATGGGGTTCATGGTGACGTCTTCCAGTCGCTGCTTTTTGGTTTTTTTGGGGCGCATGAGCTTGATCAACGTGTTGATGCCCCCCTTGTCGCCATTGTTCATGCCGTCAATTTCGTCCATCACGATGGCGATGCGTCGGGGCTTGCGCTGAAACATGGACAGCACGCTGTGCTCGCTCATGTTGTGTTTGGTGATCAAGTCTATGATGGACTTGTTGCGTATGTCGCCTGCATCATATTTGACCATGTCGTAATTCAGCGACTTAAGCAACCGCACGACAAACTCGGTTTTCCCAACCCCCGGATTTCCATAAATGTATATGCCTCGGCGAATGGTCAAATCCATTTTTTTGGTTTGGAAATCATTCAGTGCCGCAGCCACTGCGGTGGCAATGCCTTCGCGACCCAGCACTTGATTGTAATTCAATGGCTCTTGTGCGGTCACTTCTTTTATCACTTCTTTTATCACTTCGTTGGTCTTGGTTTTAGTTTTAGTTTTAGTTTTAGTGGGTGCCTTGGCTTTAGTTTTGGCTTTAGTTTTAGTGGGTGCATTGGGTTCCTGCATTGTTGGCAAATGCAATATATTAAGCACGTTGTATGTTATATGTCCACTATGTTTAATATTGGAATTACAAATAAATAAAAAACCCAACACAGTGTATATTGGGATTTGAATCATTGAACAACAATGGACAATGGCAGCGAAGGGTCCGGTTCTTTCTTGTCCACGCTGAATTTTCAGCGCATCGTCATCATCATTGCAATCATCATGCTCATTGTCACCATGATATTCATTGGCTACGCGCTCTACAATCAATCAACTGCATCGGGTGCATGGCCGCCCGAAGCCCCGAAGTGCCCCGATTTTTGGACGGTTACGGCGAACAAGGATGGAACAACCAGCTGCACAAACACCAACAAAGTCCCCAACTGCGAATACAACGGCATTCCGGCGGGAACGCAAGGCATGCCAGAATGTCCCGGCCAGTTTGATTGGGGAGGCTGAACTGAACAAAATGCATGGACAAATTGATAAATAATTATATGTGCATAATTCAATAACTTATTATACACATAACAGCCAGTCTGCCATGAAGTACCAACACATTCAAGGGACCGCAAATAAAAATCACCGCACTTGGGCCAACGGCCGCATTGACATTTTGGGCCCCACCGTGGAGCAGCAGTTTGCCATGTACGACAAAATCCCGAATTCTAGCAAGTGTTCCTCGTTTCACGATGCCATGATTGGCAACTGGGAGAACACCGCACTCAGTGACGCTTTTTTTAGCATGGGAAACATGGAAATCGTGCAAAACGCGCTGCGCAACGGGGTTTATGCCATGTCCAACGGCGCATACTTGATCGGCCCGCAGGACTGCGACAACCTGAAAATGATCATGCGCAGCGTGTTTTTGCAGAGCGCCATGAACCTGGCGCACGACATCCCCGGACAAATTGCCGCGCTCAACAAAATTGTGGTGGACATGTTTGTGCCCAAGCTGTACAGCGAAGCGCGCGCTTACATTCAATACAAGCGCGATGCCAGCACCATGTACAAACCCATTGACCGCCCCATTTATTCCGCCGAAAACGACAAGACGCTGGAACTTAAGCCGTGGTTTTGAATCAGAAAACCTACGGTTTTCCGAACCTTTCCCTCAGAAAACCGTAGGTTTTCCGAACCTTTCCCTTGGGGGGGGGCGTGTGACCGGGTTGTGACATGTGACCCGTTTGTGACATGTGACCCGTTTGTGACATGTGACCCGTTTGTGACATGTGACCCGTTTGTGACATGTGACCCGTTTGTGACATGTGACCCGTTTGTGACATGTGACCCGGATGAGTAGGAGG